AACGGCGGTTGCGGTAATTGGCGGCATTTTGGGAGGGAGTTTGGATATGCGGAGACCCCATGTCGTGCCACCATCCTGCATATCTTTCGCATCTTCATGTGTCAGGCGCACAGGGAAATTTTTAAGAAGGTTTATTTGCCTTGTCCCTGACATTTTTGCGATTCGCTTTCTATTGGTCGCGTTGATAATGAAAGGAAGCGTGGTGTAAGGGTTTGGAGCAAAATAGCCTATCCATACATTTTCTTCCTGCCTTCCTCCTACGTTTTCTTTTTCTTTTACTTCGATGCGCTCAATGACGATATATTCAATATCTTTTCCGCCATCAGGCAGCATTTCACATCCTGCGTGCAGGGTTTTTGCGCCAAAGCGATAATCAATTCCTTTTTCTGGTATCATAATAATTCTTTTTTTACATAAATAAAATGTTTTCCAATTTTTACCGCCGCCCATCTTTCTGAGCGCAGTTCATTTTGCTTCTTGGTACGTGACCAATTTTCGCCAGCACCGAAAGATTCCACATCGGTGATTTCGCCAGAGATAACGAGTGCCACAATTTCTGTGATTAGTTCTTGTCGTGTCATTTCTCTGCTTTTTTAATTGTTTCCAATTCCGTTACCGATTCTGGTGTACGCTCCATTAGTGCTTTTTCTTCCGCAAGAATCTCAGCATCGGGCTGAGCGGCGGGTTTTGCGGCAGCTTCACGAACCATGCGCTTCTGATACCTGTCCAGTTCCTTGTAAAATTCCTTGAGGAGTTTTATATCATGGAACATCATGCGTGTCAAAAACATTGCCTGCACTAATTGGTGAACGGCATCCATATCTTCCTTGCTTATAAGATAAGTGATCAGTCCATACTCGTATGTCGCCGATGTAAACGCCAGCGTCCAGTCTTTCGCTGCTGACTGAAATTCTACCTTTTTTTCGGACATAACAACACTGTAACACACCTCCTTGTCACGCATAAGAGGATAGGTGATGGAGGGTGGGGATTTTTTGAATAGGTTCATAATTATTAGGTTTAGTTAAAGTGAATAAATTCTTGTGGTATAATTTTAATTGGTTCTCCATATATTTCTTCGTATTTACGTTCTACTTCAGCCAAATCCTTGCATTTAGATTTAGACAATAATTGAGGCACTAACCTTATATCTATATAACACGTGGGTTTTGTATATTTACAACCTAAACTCTTTACATGTTCAAATTGCGCCTTGATGTCGGCTATCGGGTTTGCTGTGTCCGTATTAATTACCATACCCCTAATTTTTCGCCCCATTTGGTCAAGCCCTGCCATTCTTTGGCACTCAATCCTGTAAATAGCCAACACGTAAGGGAATATAAACCCCACAACACTACGTATATACCGAATGGTATTACTGATAATCGGAATAAGAAGTTTTTCATATAAATTTAATTAAAGTGAAATTTTAAGTTCTTCGCCAGTAATCGCAAAATAGAGATTTTGGAGTTGGTGGACGAATTTAATAAACGTTAATCCATATTTGTGGCAGTTGACATAAAAACCGCTTTGGGCATCTGACCATCTTAACTCTGTGGGATTTATTTTCAAATGCTGAAAAGAGTTTATGTCCATATAAAAACCAGCCTTTAACAGTATTTCTTCGGTTAATGCAAGTGGGCTAATAAGGTTTATTGAGAAAAACCCTGAAATTTTTCCTCTTTTCGCATTCGTAGCGATAACCCCATCCCTTCTAATTTCTTCTATGTACACCGCACCGCAGTATTCATCATACACAAAATTTCCAATTCTCAATTCTCGTATTTCCATATTTTTCTATTATTATTTTCCGACAAAGATAACTAATAACTTTTGACTTTCCAAACTTTCCTCTGTTAATTTTCATTAAATTTGGATATTATTTTTTTTCTTACTATCTTTGTCCATACTTTTCCCAATAACCTATGAAAATAGAAGATTTACTTCAAAAACCTTATTGGAAACGCAGGATATATTCTGAATATTCTGCCACCACTACCACTGCCGAGGATGGCGTAACGTATCCTATGGCTCTTGACACCCAACAATATGCCGCTCTTACACAGAAAGATTTCATGGACGAACTATGTCCGTCTGCGCATCAGATAAATTCTTCTGTCTATCGTGCCATGCGTGCAAAATTTAAGTTTAATACCGCCACCAACAAGTTCGAGGCTGACGGATGGGCAGATGTTGAACGCTCACCTATTGCAGCGCAGGAAGGCGTACTAAGGCATAAGGTTACTGGAAGTTTTGGCAATGACATATGGTTTGGCAGTCTGGGTAAAAAGAAAGACGAAACAAATGACGAACTTGTCGCCACATTCAAGTCTTACTGGGAACAGACTGGAATGAAAGATGCACTATCATCTTGGGGCAGGGGACTATACGGGTGCGCCGATGCTGGACTGTACCAATATAGGAACGAAGATGATAAAATCGAATATAAGGTCTTTACATATGAAAAGGGCGATATTATAAATAAGACCAAAGACGAAAAAGGCAATGATATTTTCATACGCCTATTCCGCTTTAACGGCAAGCAGGCGGTAGAAATATACGGCGATAAGGTCATCGAACTGTGGGTAAAAGATGAATTGAGTTCTGAACTTGACAAGGGTTTGTTTAAGAAAATTCTGGCATGGGTAGGCGGCATCAGGGGTGATATATCCGAAGATGGGTATGTAAAAATAAAAGAAACCGCACACAACACGGGTAGATGTCCTGTAACCTATTGGCGACTGGATGATGTCGTGTGGGGAAAAGGGCAGCCAGCGATGGAGAATATAGAAAAATCACTGTCCGACCTACGTGAGAATAATAAGTACTACGCCTATCAGATAATGTTCCTGAGCGGTGGCGTGATGTCGCTACCCGAAGCAGATCAGATGGGCAAGGTTATCGCAAGCAAGTCCGAAAATGGCAAGGCGGAAATACTAAAACCTGCCGATGCAAGTGATACCTTCACAATCGAACTTGAAAAGAATCTAAAGCTTTTATGGTGGACACTCGGTATGACTGTCCTGTCCCCTGACGAAATAAAGGCTGGCGAAAATACCGGCGCATTCATACAAAACCTCTACTGGCCTGAAATTCAGTGGGCTAAGAATATGATTTCCGAACTACGACCTGCGCTAAGCGAAATAATATCATTGTTTACGCAACTTGTCGGACTATGCGAAAAAGATACAACAGCGTATCGCAATATGCGCATGATGTACGTTTTGACACCATGCACGCCACGAAATACATCAGAAGAAATAAACAATATCTGTGCTGCCAAGAACGCCGGGCTGACTTCACGCCAGACGGGTGCGGAGGAAATAGAATTCAACAACTCACGCGAACTTGACAGACTGCTGGAAGAGGAGGCTGCAAAGGTGCAGGCTGATGAAGAAAAAGCCGCCAAGGATGCTGAACGCACTGCGGCTACTCGGATGACAGGACAGGCGGGGAATAATCAGGCTGTGGGGAATAAAGGATGACTGACATAGACGAAGTAGATTTCCCGACATGGATTTCGCAAAACGGTTGGGAGTTTGATACCGAAGAAGGTGATTGGGTAAATATGGAACTGAGAACTTTTGCCGATAATTTCACCTTGTATAATAAATATATCGAATGGATGCAATTAACAAATAATAAATAAAGCTATGGTAATAGAACCGATTGTTTTTACAGGAGTGAATGATGATGTTATTTACAAAGTTTTTAAACAGGGCGAAGATATTATATCTATCGTAGTGGAAAAAGGGTCAAATCAGATAATTCTGAATTTTGATGATCTAAACGCCGCTCTTGCGAAGGTGTATATTTCTTAATCCCGACACTTCATGCCCACCCCCACCGACATCGCCAAGACTGGCGCACCCCAACGTGTGCCGCTAACCACGACCGACCTTCCTGATATTTTTGTCGCTATTGTCAATCACAACTATAACGCCAATTCGCTGCGGTGGAAATCCATCATGTCACCACATTTTCCAACGGTGATACTTGATTCAGGTTCCAACCCTCCGTGTCCGTCTGCCGCCACCTATGGTAATGTATACTATGGTGGGCTTTTCAACGAGGCGATAGCTCTCGCCAAGGGATATAAATGGTTATGCCTGATAACCTCCGATGGACAGATAGATGACAGGAACGCAGCTATCCTCGTAGAGCACATGTCCCATATTTCACTACAGCCATCGGTGGGCAATTATCAGCCGTCATGCGATAAACGCGGACGGTCACATCCGCCCGGATATAATGCGGGAACGAATAACTATCGTGAAGTGCCATATATGGAGGGGTGGTTTCAAATGTTCCGCACCGAACTGGGATTCACGGTAGATACGGAGATTAACCGCCTCGGGTGGGGTACTGATGTCTATCTCTGTAAACGTGCGCATAATCGTCAATTGAAAAATGTTGTCGATGACGCCGTGGTGGTCATGCACCCACCCACTGAAGGGTATAGTTTTGACGAAGCCAAAGCGCAAATGAACAAGTGGGTAGTGACACTACCCGACTGGGAAAACAAGATAAAAATAGGGATGGCGATAAACATCTTCGAGGGCGCAGAACATATGCGAGATATACTGCTTGAAGTGCGTGACCTCGTGGATGTAGTCGTCATCCTTCTCCAACGGGAATCATATACGGGAATACCGATTGCCGCCGATGACCTGCGGATGGTACTGGAACTAAAAGCGAGCGGACTGGTAGATGATATAGTGGAATTCCATCGCATACCGTGGCTGCCCGCACGTGAGCAGGAGACGGTTAAGCGTAATCAGGGTATGGCATATATGGAAGCCAAAGGGTGTGACTATGGTATAGTGATAGATTCAGACGAATTCTATACGCACGACGAATTTGCGGCGGGGAAGAAATTCGTAAGGGATAACCTTGTAGATGCCACCTATTGTTACTATATCAATTATTATAAGGATAAATTCCATGTGCTGGAAGATGACTGCTATGATGCGCCACGTGGAGTACCATTCCTGTGCAGGACATCACTGAGGTTTATCCATGATATGCCGATAAACATTCCTACCGATGCAACACGAAGAATATATGCAAAGCAGATGACCATGCTGCCAAAAGAGTTGTGCACCATGCACCACTGGTCATGGGTCAGGAATAACGTGGCACGAAAGATAAACGCATGGTCATCAAGGGCGTGGTTCTCGCAGGACGACTTTATCGAGATGAAGGCGGACTGGGAATCATATGACGGAACTCAAGAAACGGTGACTGTGCCGCATAAGTTGAAGAAAAATAAAATAAGGGTAGTGAAAATAGAAACAACTTAAAGATATGAAGAGTATGATCCATTTTTTTTACTTTATTTTTCTAATGCCATTTTTGGAAAGAGATAAATACTACGAAGAAATCTGCGATGAAGCAGAAAATTATTGTACGCAATTAGCGCATAAAATAATAAAAAAATGATAATCACAAGGGAAGTACTAAATGATAGATTAGGTTGGACTCTTAACCAAAAGATTGACCACGCATTATTTACGATTGAAAAAGCATTGGCTTTTTCTGGCAACAATGCGTATGTTTCTTTTTCTGGCGGGAAGGATAGTACCATTTTATTATATCTCGCAAAAATAATTAAGCCAGATATAAAAGCTGTGTTTTTTAACACAACAAATGAGTTCCCAGAGATATATAGGTTTATAAAAAGTGTTGATTGCCAAACAATCCAACCAGAAATGAATTTAAAATCCGTAATCGAAAAGTGTGGATTTCCATTAGTATCAAAAGAGCAGGCGCAGTATATACGAGAGGCAAGAACCACTAAAAGCGAAAAACTACTGGAGTTGCGCTTAAATGGGAGAAAAGGTAATCAGGGCAAAATATCCGAAAAATGGAAGCACTTAATCTACGCACCTTTTGATGTTTCCGAAAAATGCTGTTATTATTTAAAGAAAAGGCCTGCGTATAAATTTGAAAAAGAGAATAAGTTATTCCCGATAATAGGCACTTCCGTAGACGAAAGCCGTTTAAGATTGCAGAAATACCTAACCACTGGTTGTAACGCTTTTGAGACAAAGCGGCCTGCGAGTTACCCATTATCTATTTGGGATAATGAAAACAAGTGGGATTTTATACGACAGCAAAGAGTACCCTATTGTGAAATTTATGACAAGGGTGAAACTCAAACTGGATGTATGATTTGCGGATTTGGTTGTCACAGAGATGATAGATTTATTAGATTAAAAGAAACGCAACCGAGGGCGTTTGAAACTGGAATGAATTATAAAAATAATGGTGTTACATACAACGAGGCTATCCAATTCGCATTAGAAAAAAAATAAATAAAATACTTATATCTATCCCGCAAATTGTTAAAGATTCTTAAAACTACAGGCTGCGTATAAATAATCAAAAATAATTACTTATCTTTGCTATTGTTAGCGGAGTGGACGCCGACAGACAAAATCAGCCATAACCCCGTACCCATGACGCACGTCCACTGCTGATTGGCTCTGCGGGGTTTGAAAAATAAAAAAACCATGAGCGTATTAAGCTGTTCAAGAGAAGATTGTGATAATATTATGTGTGATACTTATGTGCAATCGGTAGGTTATATTTGTTATGAGTGCAAATCAGAGTTTAAAAACTACTTGCAACAAAAAGGTTTAAATCCGAAAACGGAAGGCCAAATACGTAGAGAATTAGCAATATTCATGGATACACCAAAAGATACCTATGTAGAAGGAAATGAAACTACTATTGACGAATTTTTTAATGAAAATACTCAGTAATATCATGACTAACCTAATCGTCTCATCCTACCTAACTTCCGCCATTGATACCCAGCGTGGTATCACTACCGCCCCGAATAACCCTGAGTATATCCAGAAGTGGTGTGATTCTGTGCTTCGGCATAACCTACATGGTGTAATTTTGCATGACAATCTGTCATACGAATTTATGGCGAAGTTTGCTGGAATAGAATTCGTTAGGGTTGCAAAATGTCCTGAAGGAATGCAGATATACGATTATCGTTACATGTTGTTCTTGGAGTTCCTTCAACGCATAAAGCCAGATGCCGCATTTTTTACAGATATATGGGATGTGGAAGTTATAAATAATCCATTCCCATTTATAGATTCCGAAAGGCTGTATTGTGGTGACGAGTGCGGAACATTAGTACAGTGTGCTTGGCTGAACCCTGCGAGGGAAAATCCAGTGCTACAAAAGCTCCACATGTTTATTGAAATCATGAATAGCAGCGAGCAGGTACTTAACCCCGGAATTATAGGCGGAAGCTGGTCGGTGATGGAGAGATTTTTTAATTCTTTTAAATGGGTTATCAATGAATGTGTCGCACGCCCAATTGAGCATACCGTAGATATGGCCATATTTAATTACGCTATGTATTACGGGCAATTTAATCCCATCCACGGCCATCCCGTTAATGGAGTGTTTCGGGGTGGAAAGAGTGAGACTGATGTATGGTTTCAGCACAAATGACATGGGCGTAGAAATCCTAATGATTCCCGCCGACACCATCGGCAATATCTTGTGGTTGAAAGATTATCACCAAGACGAGAAGCAGCGGCATTTCGTAAAATATAAATCAACTTATAATACTATGCCATTTATGGAAGTGGAATTATCTATAATAGATATGGGTCAATATCAGGATGCTGCAATTCGTGGTGATGACGGAACCGTGCTTTATCGGTTCAGTGTTGAATGGATTAAAAAATTAATATAATGAAACTACTACAAACCCGCACCGACCTTCTCCGCCTCCTCCCCAAAAATGCCATCATAGCAGAAATCGGGGTCTTTAAAGGCGAATTTTCGCAGAACATCTTGGATATATGCGACCCCCGTAAACTGTACCTTGTCGATATTTTTACAGGTTGCACAGGTTCAGGCGACAAGGATGGCAACAATATAGTGGATGCAGATATGAGTAAGGAATTCGACAAACTTGTAGACTTGTACTTCTTTTCTAATGTTGTCAGATTGCGCAAAATGACCTCTCTGGAATTCCTTACCCATTGCGAGGACGATTCTCTTGACGCCATCTATCTCGATGCCGACCATAGCTATAATTCCGTATCACAGGAACTTGCATTGTGCCGTGACAAAGTCCGAGCAGGCGGATATATCTGCGGCCACGACTACAATCCGCAATGGGGTGTTAAGCGTGCTGTTGATGAATTTTGCGAGCGTGAAGGGCTATCTATTGAGAACCTGACAGAAGATGGGCAGCCATCGTTTTGTATCATTAACAACAAGTAGCCCCATGAAAGTAGATGTCTATTGCCCCTGTTACAATGAATCCCGCATAGCACCATTCATGCTGGATTATTGGGCGAGGTTTGCAACAAATGTATATGTCTATGACTGTGGTTCTACGGATGGCGTGCAGGATATACTGCGCGGCGAGACGAGATTCAATGTCGAATTGCGAGACTATCCGTGGAAGGACGAAGTGAACGATGAAATCCTTACCGAATTCAAGAATAATATTTGGAAATCCAGCCGTGGTCATGCGGACTTTGTGGTGATATGCGATTTTGACGAAGCCCTGTGGTCGGACGATTTAGAGTGGGAACTTGTCAATATGCGGGCGAATAGGCAGACAATATGCCTACCCATTATCTATCAACTCTTATCCAAAAAGTTCCCCGTGTATATACCGCATCGGTTAATGCACGAAACGATAGATTTCGGTTATCATTATCCGTGGTTTGGCAAGCGGGTATTGTTTAACCCAAACGAGATTGCAGAGATAAATTTTAGTGCAGGATGTCACGCCTGCGCCCCGACTGGTCGGGTAAATTATTATGATGGAGGGGGTATATATCTGTTCCATTGTAAATATATCGACCTTAATTATCATTTGGAGCGGCACTTCCTGACGCAATCACGAATGTCGGACATAAACAAAACTAATGGCTGGGGTGTGCAATACATGGCTGACAAGGATGCAGCGATAGAGGAATATAATGGAATGATTAATAAATCAAAAAAATTAAAATTATGAAAACAGAAGTAATTGAAAATGCGAGTATTAACCAAATGAGATTTCCAGTAATAATGAAGCGTATAGATAACGGCTCTATTGTGATGTTTTATGAACAAGTAGGAGATATTTTTAACGGTATCTATCTTGTTGATAATGAATGTAGGGGACTTATTCTTAATAAAGTTTCCAAACATATATTGGATACTTTATTCGTAAAATTCGCGGGCAAAGTGACTTTTGAAAATAATTAACCATGAACATTAGCGAAACAGGCTGCTGGCTGTCAGAAGATTTAGTGAACGGCCATATGTTTGACGAAAAGCTGGCGAAAGCTATAACAAAAGAATGCACCCTTGACGCCATTATTGTAGATATAGGTTGCGGGAATGGGGCATATGTAAAATATTTGCTAAGTAAAGGGTTTGCGTGTGTTGGACTTGACGGATCACCTCTTACCGAAAAAATTACCAATGGATTGTGCTGCCAGCGTGATTTCTCCGAACCGATAGATATTGGCGTATTTGATATTGTTATTTCTCTTGAAGTCGGCGAACATATCCCCGCCCCATACGAACAGATATTCCTCGACAACCTCGTGCGCCCCAACCCTGAACTGATTATCCTATCATGGGCAGTTGAAGGTCAGTGCGGACAGGGGCATGTGAACTGTCGCAACAATGACTACATTATCGCCGAAATGGACAGGCGAGGATACTCTTATGGCAGGGACGCTTCGCACAACCTGCGCAGTGTATCACGGCTGCCATGGTTTAAGAATACTATCATGGTTTTTAATTTAATGCCTTTTTAATTATGGAAACAAATACAAACAAAGGACTCACAGTGTCCTTGGGTACTGCGAGCGCAGATCGACTATCAGGCACAGGCGTAAATATATATGCTTCAGGCACGACGTCTTCTCTGTATAATATGCCTTCATTTATTGAAGCGCAAGAAGTCGGCGAAACTATTGAATTTATATATAAGGAGTCACCCTCATTTAACTACACATCCTTTCCGCAGTCTTTTCCTCCTTGTAAGGTTTTTAAAATAGTCTTCAGTTGCGTAAATGGCAAATGGAATAAATCAGAACGTATATACGGAACGATTATTGCGGCGAGTAGCGAATATTATGAATTTGATTAATAAATAAAATTATGGAAAAAACAGTAGTGTATTATCAGTTTGATAATAATGAGCCGAAGGAATGTATGAGGTGTGATGGTAATGAATTTACATTTACATTGAAAGCCGGCAAAGATGGATGGTTGCAATTCACAGACAGAGAGAAAACCTTTAAGTTATCGGCAGAATTAATTGACGAATAGACCATGACCATCGAAACCTTCCTCCTTTGCCACAACGAAGAGCGTCTGCTGCCATATGCCATCAGGCATTATCAGCAATTCTCTGACGTGACCATTTTGGCGAATAACTGCACGGACAATTCCATCCCGCTGGCACAGGCCGCACATGCGCATGTCTGGGACATAAACACCCCTGACGAAATCAACAACGCATGGTATCTGCAAGCGAAAAACAATTGCTGGAAGCTATCTTCAGCCGACTGGGTTATCGTAGCCGATGCTGACGAGTTTGTTTATCATTCGCAGCTACTGGCGTTACTGGAAACAACTGACGCTACAATCATCGAACCCGAAATGTGGAACATGTATTGTGCAAAATTCCCCGATACTGATGGGCAGATAGTAGACCAAGTGAATAAAGGCATCCATGTCACGTCGACAAAATGTGTAATGTTCCGCCCTTCTGCAATTTCGGAAATAAATTATGCGCCGGGATGTCATAGCTGCCACCCAATAGGTATAATCCGAAAGGAAACGCTCGGAATAAAAATCCTACACATGCGCCACTTATCGGTGCAATATACAGTAGATAGAAACCGCTACCTAAATTCCCGCCTCAGTGAATTCAATAAGTCACAGGGCTGGTCATGGCACTACGCTATGCCTGAGAAAGAATTGCGAAAATCAGTGGAGAACGGAATAAGAGGGGCGGTATTCGCCCTATAAGTTATGAAACTAAAAGTTATCTGTGTGGCATGTGAGCGACCTGTGGAGATGACAATACTTCTCCATAGCTTTTTGGCGCAGACCTGTTCCGATTGGGAATTATGGTTTGTGCATGACGGCGACCCATCGGATGCGGTAATCAGGTCATCATCGCTATATGCCAACGAGCCGCGGATACATTTTATCGTGTCGCATCTGCGCAGGGGAAATTATGGTCATCCGAACAGGAAATGGATGCTTGAAAATATACCGCACGAAGAAGGTGATTATGTGCTGATTACAAATGATGATAATTATTATGTCACCGAATTTGTCGAACAAATGCTGTCAGCGTGCATTCCTGATACAGGATTCGTAATGTGCGACTGCCTGCATTCTTACGACCATTATGATTATTTCTCATGCGAAACGGCTGAATGCAAGATAGACATGGGTGAATTTATTGTACGTCTGGATATAGCCAAAGAGGTGGGCTTTACGCACGACCATCATAGCGCAGACGGTGCATTTGCGGTTGAATGCGTCAGGAAGTGTGTGGATATGGGGTTGCTGATAAGAAAGATTGATAGGGCGTTGTTTATACATAATTAAAATCGTATCTTTGTAATAATACTGCACCCGACAGTTTTCGGGTAATAAATACATACAGATATGTACACATTAAGAATTATCGAAGAAGTGCGGGAAAATGAAAAACTCCCATTTGAGCAGGTTATTGAAAATTTTGAACTTGGACTTTCCTATACCAAAATAGAGAAGGGGTGTTCAAAAGAATTTAGCAGAATTATGAAGGATTTATTCCCTTCTGAATCTGATTTAGAGATAGAATCTCTTATCATCGGAGAAAACGAAAAGGTATTTTTTGTGTTTAAAGCAACCTCACTCAGGAATAACTCATACTTCATTATGACTGAATCTGGCAAAACACTTGAGAGACTGTAATCTGATTGCGTTTTTATTTACAATTATTAGTCATGTTTAAGATGTTATGAGCGTCAAAATAAGCCAATTAGCAGTAACGTCCTTTTTGGCTTATTCTATTTAATTAAAAAAAATAAAAACCAATGAAAAAAGTGCAGATACATGAGTTCAACCCTGTAATATATCCGATAAGGTTATATATAGCATATACGGATAACCTGCAAGCTGTTTTAGAAAATTTTATATCAACAGATGATGAAGTTTTAGAAATTGATTGGTGTAATGGTATTGCTTATTCGTATCGAAATATAATCAACAAAGAGACAAAAGCCAGCTCATTTTTAATAGTCTTTAAAAGCAAAAAGAAAGATATTCCGATTATTACACATGAAGCAACCCATATAGCACGCAGGGTGTGGGAATTTTTGGGCGAAGAAATAACAGGTATTGAAGCGGATGCGTATTTAGTTGAATGGATTGTAAAATGTTGTTTAGAAATAAAATAAAATAAACTGTGAACTTTTTGCACAATCCAAAATAAAATACTATCTTTGTCGTACAACTTTAATGTTTTCTCATAATATGCAGGGAAGTACGATGTGAATCGGAAGCCTTCCCAAAATTACAACATAGCTCAGTGGTAGAGCATCAGTCTGATAAATTGAAGGTCGGCAGTCCAAATCTGTCTGTTGTAACAATTCCCGAAACGTGAAGCGAATTCCGTCAATCGAAATTATCTGGCACACCCTAACGGAACGAACACCGAGTGCCTTATAGAAGGGTGACAATAGGAGAGACTATAGCATTGCGAGTTGGTATAGTGGTTAGTATATGGGGTTCATATCCCCATGACCCGTGTTCAATTCACGGACTCGCAACCAATTAACGACCCTGATTTTATGACTAACTTTTCCCACGCCCCCCGCTCCATCTTTATCGGTTATGGTTATCTCGGCTACACCTACCCTAATGTTCCCGACCCATGGAAGCCGATTATCTTACGGCTGATTCGTGACATTGACAAACTTGTGCGACCGTGGTATATTCCCGCCGTGGTGTTAAATATTATTAACTTATTGGCCACCAATGGAAGTGTAGTTTATGTCCGCAGCTTCTTTTGGCTGCACGTATTGGAATCCGTAACGAAGGGTGTGCGCATATCAGACATAAAGGATAAGTATGCAGGTCTGCGGGTATATGGCAGTTTTACCGATGCTATAGAGGCATTGGTAGATAAGGCCGAAGAAGAATGCGGAGCCACCTGCGAACATTGCGGGTCAAAAGATGACGTGCAAATATATGATGATGGATGGATGTGGAATTGGTGTAAAAAATGTAGAGAAGAAAAAAAATAATAATTGCGAACAAGAAGTCTATAAGCAGATAGACGAACATGGTATTTTTCAAGCCCCTGCGTGGTTGTGCTGCTATCACTGCTGCGTGGGGGTTAATATTTAAAGATTATGGGAAGTTTAAGGAATGATTTAACTGGTAAAAAATTTGGACATCTTACCGCATTGCGACTTGCAGGACGGGATAAGGGCGGTCGTGCGCTTTGGGAGTGCGAATGTGATTGCAAGGATAAGAACCATATTGTAGCGGATGGGTATAATGTCAGGAGTGGACATACATCGAGTTGTGGATGTGAAAAATGGAGTTCAGGGTATCCTAAAGATTTAACTGGGTTGATATTTGGGAGGCTCACAGTCATAGGAAGAGATAATATAAAAAGGGGTAACCAGTATTGGCTATGCAAATGTAGTTGTGATAAAAATCAAATAACATCCGTATGTAGAGGGAGTTTGGTATGTGGGGGTACAACATCTTGTGGATGTTACGCATTAGAGATGCTAAATAAAGCCAACATTACCCATGGGCTATCAAGAAGTAGAATATATGATATTTGGCTTGGGTTAAAGAGTAGGTGCTATTATAAAAAATTAAAACAATATTGTGATTACGGAGGTAGGGGGATTGAAGTTTGCGATGAATGGACAAGGGGGAACGGTTTTGAGGAATTCAACGAATGGTCAATGAATAATGGATATTCAGAATTATTAACAATCGACAGACGAGATAATAATGGAAACTACTCACCCGGAAATTGCAGATGGATAAATATGAAGGAGCAGTGTAATAACACCAGAAGAAACTTAAATATTAAGTACAAGGGAGAAACAAAGACATTAGCCCAGTGGTGTGAATTTTTGAATATGCCTTATCATACTGTATATCACAGATTGTATGACGAAAAATGGGACATAGAAAAAGCTTTTACTAAAGGCATCGGGAAGCAAGGTCACGGTCATCGCCCCCAGCCAGAGTATAGCCCCGCATAATCAAATGCCGTATAAACAACATCTTCCTCTTTTCTTGGCCTTGCATCAAGCTCGAATCTCGCACGATATATATATGGGTCAAAGTAGTCAGGAGATGATTTAAACCTATCCATATATTCTGTTTTTGACTTATAATAGTCTTTTGTATTTTTTTTATCGAGAATGAATACATTTTTTTCATCCTGCATTATGTCAAACAGCGTTTTGGGTGTCTTATTGTGCCCGTGTGGTAATAATCTATTCCTGTCTACAGATATGCTCATTTGCCCCGTAGCAATCAGCATCGCCGTTTTTGCCATTAATTGAGTTCGCAGGTTGAAGTATGACCCTAACAACACCTGATTTCCAACCGCATCATATTCGGGGATTGGCCGTGAATTACCAACAATAGGTATGCCATCCGTGAAACTCGCAAGAAAATATCCTATTGCAACCGCATCAAATGCAAAATTGCGCACAGGAATACCCCATTTCGCAAGAGTAGATTCAATCCACGGAACTAATTCTTTTAATGAGCCTTCAAATACCTGTATGTCAATGGCCGTCAATCCCCTCCATATCCACATTGTACAGTTATCGTGTTTTATTTCTTTCCCGTCAGATTGCTCCAATATGTGCCCTCCGCCACTTGCCACGTCCATTGTGGCGAATAACTCCTTAGATGTATCGGTAGGATTTTCCCATAAATTGGCAATCATTTTGGTAGTGACGGTAAGTTCGCTTTTCCCATCCGCACCAAAATATCCCTCCTTTATTTTTTTACGTTCCGTTTCCCCTACATTATAAAGATTGGCAATCGACCCACCGCCAGTAGCGTTGACCAATATTTTATTACTCATGGCTGACCCTGACAGGAAGGTGAATGATTTTACTATATCCAGAGCCGTCAACCCATAATCAAGTTCTTCTTCTGTTGGTATAATATTGGCTTTTATCGCAACATCTTCTCTGGTATCTCCGAATACAATATCTTTTATACTGTCACCGTGTATTGCGAAATATTTTACAGTGTTATATTTTTCGGGTATAGCATACCAGTCATCCCCTATGTATCCTGCTTGCCTTAAAAAATCTGTAGTCCAATGCTCGTGTTCTGGGTTAAAGGATGCGACAGTGCAAGGTCTCATCCCAGACCCGTCCCTGTTCCTTGAAAACATGTATGAGAAAACCCTAAAGTCCTTAATTTCAGTGAGTTCGTCCCAATATTGGTAGGCCGATTGAGCTTTCTTGGCGAAGTCTTTATATTCCTCCCACTCTGAAGGGTTGTCGGTATTGAAATTTGCGTGAGTTAATTGTATCGTGGAATTCCATTGGCTCCAAGACGCGGTAGGATATTCACCTGATGTAAATTCGCAACCAGCGAATCCATCGAAAACTTGTTTAGCATCACGGATGATTGACCCTCCCTTCTTGCTGTCCTGCAATCTTTTTGATATTAAACGACCTGTGTAACCTATTCTGCCTAACCCTTGTAGTGCCTTCATAAACCCAGAGAAGGTATTGTGTGTAACTATAAAATCATTTGTAAGGTATAGATGGCTATATCCATCCACCTTTATACATCGGCATTTTTTAACTCCACTGTATCCATACCTTAATACCTTGCGTCCTATATCAGATTTTCCGCCATTAAAAATACTCGTGCATCTATCTTTTTTTCTTTTTAATCTCAAAAATGAAGCATTATCGGAAGAATTTATGTACACAGAATAACATAGTTGCCCTTGTTTTTTCTCACCTTTATAGGTATAGGTGGCTTTTTTTGTTCTAATGGAAGCCTTTGCGCCAAGTGACCTTAGAATCCACTGAATATCAATAGCCAGCCTTTCGCTTATAGTGTAAAATCTAAGTCTATGATTCTTATCTACACATCCATCTGTGTCCATTAATCCTTGAATTAAAGACAATCTGATTTTGATAGGACTATTTTTATATATGTCTGGTATAAATTTTTTATTGGATTTAAGCCCAGCTAATCCCAATATCTTCAAATTATTATATATATCCAATCCATGAACACTATACTCTATGTTTTTAGGGTTATTTAATTTTCTAACATCGTAACCGTCCTCTTTTATATAATTAGGAACTTCAGGGTCGCCTGAAGTAAGCCTAATTTGACTTCCACCACAAACCAGACATCCGTCTCCTATTAAAGCACCTAATGTGTATGGTTTTATTGGATATTTGGATTCGCTATTAAATTCAACCTTATCAGATAGCGGGATAAACATATTCTCTCCTTTATGCGGGGAGTCTATCCATTTTTTTATATCAGAGAATTTAACTATCTCCCATTCGTGCCATTTTTTATTACCCGTCTTTTTTATTTTCCATAAGTGGTCTACCCCACATTCGCAGGAACTCCCATCGTCAAAATATAAACGAAAACAATCCTTTACCCCTTGTTCAAAAATATTAGACACCCGTTGAGCACAACCTTTGTCGTCAGAAATAATATCCCCAATAACTATGTCTCCCATCTTTTTAATTCCATCAGGCGTTATAATATCAGCGTCATATGGTTGTTCTTTTCCCATAGTAGCTGCCCCAGCCATAAATATAAGGTCGCACTCAGACATCATAACTTGTTCTTGCAGACCAAGTTGGGGTATTAAATCTATATTATCTCTAAGTAAAATTCCGTCAACTTTCACCCATCCCTTATCTTTTATCGTGCCTTCGTATCTTTCAACTTTCGGATACAATTTAGGCCATTCCGCATGTGGGTTTTTTAATCGTAGCATAGAAGTAAAATAGAAGTTGACGACAAAGATACGAAATATTTGGTAGATAATAAAATAATGCTTATCTTTGGGGTCGAATAGTTATGTAGGACACTAATATTGTAAAATGGAGCGTACAGACGATATTCTAAAACGTACCGCAAAAGGTCAGGAAATATGCAAATGTGGCAAGAAATTGCCAGTATGTGTTATTTCCGCAACAGGTACGGTTGTGTTATCAATGTATTGCAGGCATTGTGGAGAAATGAATTTAGTCATGATAAAGGCAAGTGATATAGAATAAACAGTACCGTGTAGCATACCACAAGAACTGCTGCATGGTCATTTTCAACATATACGGCCATAAGGCCACAGAGACCTTCGAGTCCAGACAACAAGCGAAACACGCCTGTAGTTTGGGCTTATTTTTTTTAACCAAAACTCATAAAACCTATGAAATTCACATCACAAGAAGTCCTTCAAGACCTGAAGGCACAATTTACAAAAAAGGGAAAAACCCTTAAACTGAGTGACAGAACCATCAGCGATACATTGGAAAACCTAATGCCATTCGCAACTGAAGAAACCGAACTTGCTGCTTTTACTGCTTCGGCATTTAAAACGCTTGATTCCATGAATGGAAATCATATCAAGGATACTTCGGATTTCGTAAAGGAATGGGAAACCGCTCACCCGCAGCCCATCGTTCCTACACCCCCTACTCCATTCACGCCGATAGTTGGAAATCCCGACCCATTGGCTGATATGAAGAAAATGATGGAGGATATGCTTAACCCCGTTATCCAAAAGATTACAGGCATCGAAACCAAGACCCGCACCGAACAACTTATCCAAACTGCCGAGAATTTATTCTCCGCAAAGAAACCCGACCCGAAATGGAAGTCGGTACAGGATAAGGCAAGGGGGTTAGTGAATTCACGTATCACCGCAGACATGACAGCCGATGTATTGGCAGTCGAGTATGACAAGGAATACAATGATTTACTTTCCGCATTTGGTGCAGAAGGTGCATATGTTCCTGCTGACGGTGGAGGCGCAGGTGGGGCAAGGGAAGGCAGCGTCGAATTCTATGCAGCCCAAAAAGCTAAATTAGTTGCTGACGGTGTTATCAATGAATGATTTTTTTATTAATTATTAACTTAACAAACAAAACCAATGAACATAGATAACTATGGTGTTTATGGTTCTGAGACGAAATCATATGGCGGTACTATTCCAATTTGGAAGCATATCGACAATGATGGAACCGAGGAAGCTGGTGGTAAGTTTAAGGTAGTGTCCAGTTTTGCCACAGAATATCCTGCTGGCACGACTATTCCATGCGGCACACCAGTAAACCTTTCCGCACCGGGTGGAGACCTGACAATACTCAAGACTTATGAAGTTGCTACCACATGGGACGTATCTGCTACTACCCTCAGCTTTAAGGCTCTCGGTTCAGCACTGCCGCTCATCGCAGGTGTTTATCTTATCAAAGCACCCGCCACTGTTGCAGCTACAGGTACAGCTTATACTGTTCCCGCTGACGTTGCATTGAACGTATCCACTGGATTCTATGATGTATCCGTAAGTGCGGGTACATGGGGTGCAGCCACTGCTGGCGACATCTTCGTTGAGGCCAATGGCACAAGCACAGGTAAAACTGTCAAACTTGTTCCTACAGGATTGCTTCGTAGAGACGTGTATATTGGCGCAGGAGCGACTTCCGCTACCGGTGCTTCCATCTTTCACGGCGAAATCCGTGTTGATAGGATTCCTCCTATCCCTGAAGCTTTCAAACTCGCATTACCAATGATTAAATTTACGGGGGAATAAACTATGCACCAAACTGGACTAAATTACCATGACCTGCTGGTAGCAGCTCTTGGTTCGGGAGGAAACTTCCAAGCGTTTATTGATGGCTATTTCGCCAATAAGTATAACGTGAAATCATGGGATGACTTCACTTTTGACGTTGCCCCGATGATGAACTATACATATCAGGACTTTCAAAAAGAACTGAAGGTTACATGTATGGCGACTATTGTTAATCCTGATTCTAAAGCCAAGGAAAGCTCTACTGAAGGATTCGATTTACTGTCAGGTACAATTCCGACACTGAGCAAGGTGTTTACCCGCGATGCCAAGGAAGTGCGTGACCTTATGGCTATTTCCATGATGCAAGCCAATTCTACTGCCGCTGTTGCCATTTCGCAACTTTACGACAAGGCGGAATCAATGCTGGGCGCACATGTGAATAGTATATCCTATTTCAGAAATCAAATGATGTCATTAGGGCAACTGACTACCTCCGCAGCTAACAACCCCGGTGGATTGCAGAATATCACATTCTCAGCACAGATACCCGTGGCTAATACTACTACCAAGACATCTACCGCCGCATGGTGGACATCGGCAGCCCATACCACAGAAGGTTCAACATCTGACCCTGTTGCGGATATGCAGGCTAAAGTTCGCCAGTTGAATAATATTGGCGTCAATGATGTAACCGTAGAAGTTGATTCTTTGACACTGGAAGACGTCCTTGGACATTCAAAGGTTATAACAAAGGTTGGATACAATGCTTCAATCACTATTCAAACCGATGCAGGTGCGCTTGCCGTTGGTACGAATATGGATATTGATGCACGTCAGGCTGCTTTAGGTCGTATTATCAAGGCGACCATCAAGCCTATCAACCACATCGCCGCTGTAGAAACATGGAGCAAAACAACGATGGCTCCTGTGAAAACACAGATACGCTCCTTCGCTGCTGACCGTCTTATCTTCCGTCCTTCTGGAAATGCTGGAACCATCAAGCACGTGTTGCCTATTCTTCCTGCTTCTGGAACTATCGCAAGATACTTCAACGGTTCTCTGGTTATGCGGGTATATTCTGACATCAATACCAATGTTCAGTACTTCAATACTGACCAAGCCGTATTGCCTGTCATCAATAAGCCTAAGTATTTCTATAGACTGGTAGTTGTATAATTCTATATCATCATGGCAGCACTGACAATTGACGAATATTTACAGGTAATCCCTAACCAAACGCTACCTACGAGAGTGGTCGACCGTGCGCTGGGGTATTACGATGTATCTACTGGTGTATTGGCATTTTCGGTCACAGAGGAAACTCGTGACCTAATGGAAGCCATGATGTACGATGCTGCTACGGGATACACTTCGGGAGGCGGAAGCACCCTGAAGATTGACAACCGCAGCATATCCGAAAGTTCCATATCCGCAACGGATGGCGATAAGGTAAGATGGTCAGCCATCGCAGCCCGCCTTCGTGCCAAATGGGGCATAGTGGATATAGAGATTAATGCAATATATGATGCAACACCTTACTGGCAATAACCGAATATGACTGACCAAGACGCATTCTTCTACCCGCATACTTGTACGATATACCGAGTAACATCGGTGAATCCAAGTACAGGTGAAGATGTGTCTACGTCCGTCTACTCAGGGATATGTGGGCTGAATATCGGCAGCAGCGGAAACACTGCGCTGCGTGGTGTCCAGCTTATGGCAGAATATAAGGTGATAATTCCAACATGTACGGTGGTACTGCGGAAAAACGACAACGTGGATGTAGTGTCCGAAAATGGCCGCATAACACGGGCATTGATCGAGGATTTCGACCCCTGCTCTTGGCCGGGCATGGAGGGCATAACCATCTATCTGACGAAAGGGGTGGATACTTAAATGGGCGTATATACCGCACATAATCAAGGCGTGCTGCAACGCAGACTGGGTGGCCGAACAGGTGGCTCAGGAAGCAGCGTGGCGGTCGAGATTTTTACGGTGGTGGCACGGAGCGTGTTTGAATTTATTGCTGCTCCGGGGTATTTCCATAACGAAACTAACAACCTTAGCAACAGTATCGGTATAGGCATTTATGAAAATGGTGTCTTGGTGCAATGGATAGACAATCCCGCAGCAGAGAACGCACTTCCTAAAACCTATATTTATCATGGCATAAGTTATCCCGTAAATGGGCGTGCTGAACTTGAAAAAGCTATTAGTGCCGCAGCGGGAACAGTCATTGGTGGATATTCTATGATTGTTTTCTGTGCGCTTCCATATGGATTATGGGTAGACAGAAGCCTCGGAGACGGTGGCACAGACAAGCGGGGAAGAGGTTGGTGGAGCGAAGGATTGATACCTGAAGTCAGAAAGGCGTTCACAAACGAGTGTGCAAAACACAGATTACCAGTAAATACATATCATTATGGCAATAGAGCTTAACATAGACCCAGCAACACCTCTTAAAACCCTTATACAAGCAAGGGATTCATCAATTGGCATATACGTCAACGGCACACTGCCGAGCGCAGGACTGCCAAATGAATTCATTGTTATCAGGGGCAACGGTGGTATCTGGACTACGGCAAGCAAACGTGGCAATGGTGAGTGTACGCTAATGGTGGAATTATATGTAAAGCTAATCAACGGCGCAACGAATGCGGTCAAGGAATCCTATATACTGGGATTGTTTCAAACCCTGTTCAATACGCCCCTAATATCTGGAAGATTTTCCTATCATCTTGCGCCATATCCTTTTGTATATGACAACAAGAGTATACAGGAGGGTTATTCCACAAAAATCATTAATGTTCTAACAAAAATTAATTATTAAACTTAACAAATATGGCAAATACTATTGGTGTTCTTGATACCTCCCTTGGGGGTATTTTCAACGGAGTTGGAGACGTAGTTGTCTTTGACAATGTGCCTGATGCCTCGTATGCGGGGCTTAAGCTGAGCACACTCCTGAATGGAATGTCGCTTGGAAATCTGTATAATGGAACTGTAAAATACACGGGGGATGCCCCGACAACCGAATCCTTGAAAAATGAACAAGGCTCGGTCGTGTACAGCTATTCCGAAGACGGAACGTATTCTTTTGAATGTGTGGTTATGGGGTTGAATCCCGCTATCACCACTAAGTTCCTAAAAGGCACAGCTATTACTGACGCATCCCTTGCTGGCACTACGTGGCAGAATTCAGGTGCGACCCATGTGGGCTTTGGTGATGCAATAAACACGTTATTCTTGCCTGTATCATGGTTGAACAGGGAGAAGAATATGGCCGTTACATTCCCGAGGGCTCTTTGTGTTGCTACTCCTGTAGATCAGGATAGCGGAATTGGAGTGAAGTTGTCATTTATTGCGCAGAAAATACCAAAAACTGCAAACATAAATACATTCATAGTTTCCAACAATGCAACTGCGGTTTACACTGCATAATTGATACTTGTGTGCAATATCTAAAGGGGTGGGTGATAAATTCGCCTTCCCCTTTTTTCTTTAAACCAATAAAACCACCAAATGATAACAACAAAAGACAATATTATTCTTGACGAATTAGACCAGAATACACCTGTGACAATCGTCATAAGAAACAAGAAATTCAAGATACGTGCAATGGGTAGCGAGGTTGCGGATAGATTTGACAGATACGCAGCGAAAGCGTATGTTGAAAAAACCGACGGTGGGGTGAAATTCGATTTCTCGACCAATAGAAGTCTTGCCTGCAAATGCGTATCGCTTATGGTTCTGCATGGATTTTTTCGTGTAACACTGCTTCATCAGATACATTGGAGACATCTATACAGAAAATACAACCAGCAGGAAATTGGGGTGATGATGGACGCCTGTATGCAGCGGTGGGACGCAAGTTTTTTTTTGAAAAATATGCTTTGCCTCGAGCAGAACAGCAGGATGATAACGAAGATAAAAACTCAGAGTTCCGCCAGTATAGTAGCAGAACTAAAATTGGAGCAAGACAAGACATAATAATAGCACTGTATGGTCAGGTAACGCCATATACGGAATACAAGTACGGATGGGTGGATTCTGTAATAAAACAAACGGTGATGCTGTGCGACAAGTCAGGGTTAAGAAAAAAGAACACAATACCGCCTGATCCTAACAGGCTGAAACATGAATATATGCAAGGCGCAGAATTGAAAAGCGCATTGGCGGCATTTGGAATAGGAACGGCAGCAGAAGAAACGGACGAACAAAAAGCGGACAGAATAAGGGAAAAAATACAGAATGATAAACGGCAATAAATAATACGATACGGCTATGGGCGACGAACAGAAAGATAATTTGCAGTTTGAACTGAAACTGGATATACCGCAGTTTCAGCAAGATTGGAATAAGACATGGGAGAAGAATATACAAACTATTATTGATAGGTCTAAATTCCATATCAAACTTGACATCAATAAGGCGCAGTTAGACAGCATAAAAAGCACGCTTACCCAGTTGCAAAGTTTTGGGGTAGGCGGGGTAAAAAACGCCAAAACAGGGGCATACGATTCAAGAATGGTTATCGCCAATGCCAAAGCTGCACAAATCGCAGCAGAATCGGAGGCCAAGCTGACCAATGAGAGAACAAGGGGTGCTACTGCCAATAATCAAAAAACCGCATCAGAAAAAGCGTTACAGGCATCAGAGCAAAGATTAATTACTGCCACAAATGCTGCTACTCGGTCTGAACTTCAACTCACCGCTGCCAAATCACGTGGTATCGCCGCCACCCATACACAGAACAAGGCATATCAGGCACAGAGGGGTGTATTAAATGGATTACCGCAAATGGTCAATTCATACCTGTCCATACTGGGAGGAATACGTTTTGTTACAAATATTAGAGACGTTACTGGGCAGTATGAACTTCAGCGTGTTGCACTGGGCGCAATCATACAGGATGCCGAACGTGCCAGCAGGCTATTTGACGAAATAAAAGCCAAAGCCGTAAAGTCTCCGTTCACCGTGATGGATATGGCGACATTTACGAAACAACTCGCCGCATTTAAAGTACCGACAGAAGAACTATATTCTACCATGAATATGCTTGCCGATATTTCGGCAGGATTAGGTGTCGGAATGGATAGGTTAATTTTAGCTTATGGACAGGTTAAGGCGGCCTCGGTTTTGCGCGGACAAGAGCTCAGACAATTTACAGAAGCAGGGATACCTCTGGTTCAGCTACTTGCGGATAAATTCACCGCATTAAACGGAGAACTCGTCACCACAGGGCAAGTGTTTAAACTTATATCGCAACGTGCCGTTCCATTCACAATGGTAAAAGAGGTATTTGAGGATATGACTTCGGCAGGCGGTGCATTTTTTAATATGCAGGAAGTGCAAGCCAAGACACTTTATGGTATGTGGATGAACTTAACCGACGCCATACAAATAATGGAAGACGAGATGGGGCGTGCAAATCGGGGCGTCCTTATGACCGCCGCAAAGGTCGCACGTGAACTTGCCCTAAATTGGCGTACAGTGACAGCGGTTGTATCACCTTTGGTTGCCGCTATTATCGCATACAATGTGGTGATTCGTGCTGCCGCTGTTCATGAAACATTTTTTGCCAGAACCACGATATTATTAACCAATGCCCAGCAGTTAAAAGCCCGTGCTGTAAACATGTCTACGGCTGGGCACATGCGAGAAGCCATCGCTTTGCGCTCTTCTGCCGCTGCCACAATTCTTGCATCTCGTGCCAATAATGGGCTTACCAGAACTTTCTATCTTTTAAGGGCATCCATGCTTGCCAATCCTATTACATGGTGGATTACAGCGTTGACGACTGCCGCCGCAGTAATTTATTCCATTGTTTCTCATCGGAATGCAGTTGAGCGAATGAATACCGAGATTAGCGAAACGGCTTCAAGAATTAAGGCAAGTGCGGATGTATCTGCGGCATCACTGGATGGACTGATGACCAAGTTGAAAAATGCAAAACAGGGTTCTCAGGAATACGCCGATACTGTCGATGAAATAAACCGCAGGTATGGGTCATTCTTACCTGAACAATTAAAGGTTGCGCAATCATATGATAGTATCGCTGCATCAATTAAGGGTGTTACTGTCGCCATCATGGAGCAGGCACGTGCAAAAACCTATACCACTGGGATTGAGAAGATAGAAGGTAAATTTGCAGACCAAATTAGTGGCGGATACGATAAGGCGTTGAAAGCATTACAAGATATAAAGAAATTAAAATTATCCGAAAGTGCGGCTGGTGGAATATTGGAAAACATAAAGCAAGCACTTGCAGGAGGGGAAACAAATATAGGCTCTGTTATTAAAAAAGCATTAGGAGACTCATATAAAAAAGCTGGCATTGATTTTGGGGCTGGATTATCGAATAATGTTCTTAGGGATATTTCTAAGGGGGTTAAAGATATGACTGCACCTTCACAGTCCCTTGCCATCGCTACCGAAGCCCTTAATGAAAAGGTAAACACCCTCTATGGTTCAACAAAAGGCTATGAGAAGGAATTAAAGGCAATAAATGATGAATACACTATACAGGATAAAAAACTACGTGAGACTTTATCGGTAGAAAAATACGCCATAGCGTCTAAAGAGTTAAGTACCCAGCGACTTAAAGACCAACTTGCGCTTTATAAGCAATTCAATCAAATGGATTTATTTCATAAAACAGAGATAGAATTGCAAAAACTTAGCGGTGTTGCGGAGGATTGGGTTGCTACAGTTGACAAAATAACCGAAGGCAAGGGCACTTTTACTGTCGGGGAGGAAGAGGATTATTTCGATTATATCAAACGCCTCCGCAGTGCATATAAATCCTTGCGTGAACAAGAGAAAGATATGGCAGGCGCACCGACATCGGAAATAAACAATATCACAGCAAAAATAAGCCAACTTCGTGCACTCGCTTCGGGGTTAGGTATAAGCATTTCGTCAAAAGAAGATAAGTCTGGATTAAAAGCCGAACAGGACGCCCTTAAAGACATTCTCGACATGTACGGCAATAAGATTGACCTTATTGAACGCTATACGAAAGTCTATGAAAAAATGTTGGCATTAACGGGTGATGAAAAGAAATCGGCTGAGATGGCTTTGACCATAACTGGGCTGAACATGTCGGGGAAAAACATAGAGGACGAATTGCGTAAACAGGTGAAAGACATATTTGCTAAACTCAATCTGTCATATTCACCGACAATAAGCATGGAGTCTTTGAGAAATGAGATAGGCAAACTTGACCCAAATGGCAAAGAATTCAAGTCCGCAGAATCAGCTTTAAATAAGTTATCTGACTACATGACCGAGACGGAAGTGTCGGCAGGGGAATTAGAGAAGAAGATTGCGGAATTGTCGGGCGAAGATTTTATACTGACTGGTACTGGGGCTGATTTGGATATGTCAAAAATCACCTCGGCTGCCACGAAAGCATATGCAAAGATAGCCGATGAACGCAAGAAGATGGAAATAGACGCAGCAAGTCTAAAACAGCAAAAAGGGGATGAGTGGTATAATACACAAATGCAACAGATTGCCAATATCTATGATACAAAACTTGCCAACGAGGAGAAACTTACCAAAGAAGAAATTGATAACCTTAACTGGAAGGAATTTCAAAAACTTACCAAATACGCCGCCGCTTTTGAGGATATGGGGAGAGTAGGCAGAGGAACACTCGCTGCATTGGCTGGGGATTTACAAAGAATGATAGATTCTGGGGAAAATTCCGCAGCAATGATGATGCTTTTCGCCGCACAATTAAAGAAGATAAAAGCAATTCAAGAGCAGGAAAATCCATTCTTAGCACTGGCCAACGGACTTCAGGAGTATAACGAAGGACTGAAGGAGGCAGCCGACACTGGTGTAAATGTTGACGCATTTAATGCTGGTCTGGATAAAATGAAGAGCGGTCTGGATAAGATTATTGACTCCGTTAAAAATATGGATTCCCAGCTTCAAACCATAATACAGCCGATTGATGATTCAATAGCCTTGGTGGAAAATCTTGGAAAAGCATTTGGCGTAACGTTCTCGGATGAAACACAGGCTGCCATCACCGCATTCAAGACAGGAGTATCCCTAATGTCGGATGCGCTAAAAGTTGTCAACTCCACAATGGGGGCATACAAGACAATAACCGAAGCGGTGAATGCGGCAAAGGCAGCATCGGTGGCAGCATCTACGGTGTCGGTGGCATTACTGGCGGCAGAAGCCACAGGGGAAGTTGCCGTAGGAACGGCAGCAGCAGCTGCAACTCCGGGGATTGTCGCAATGGGTGCAGCCTTATGGGTAGCACTTACGCCATTATTGCCATATATAGCAGCACTCGCAGTTATTGCAGGTATCATTGTCGCCGTTGTGCAAAGTCGTAACGCAGAGATTGAAGTTGAAAGGAAACGGCTTCTTGCCGCAATTGCATACAATGAACAGTTAAGACAGGAATATGAATGGACAATAAAAATTGGTGAGGCTAAACTCGGATATTATAAGCGTGAAGGAGAGGAATTGGTCAAACAAAAAAAGGCCAACGAGGAAGCGCAAATTGCTATATGGCGAACGCTAATCCCCGGCGTAGCCAATCCGACAGAAGAAGACATAAAGAACGGGTACAACCAACTTGCCGAAGCGTCGGCGGAGGGAAGATTATCTAAAGGCGCCGAGGAGCTTTTCCAAACATTAAAGATACTTCACGACGAAGGAATCGACATAGACAATATGATTCTTAAATGGGGCGAGGATATGCGTGAAGCATTCACAGGCACTACCTACGACTCCCTTGTATCAAGTATTGTAGATGGATTTAAGGCAGGAAAGCGTAGTGCAGCCGATTTTGCGGACACTTTTGAACAGTTAATGAAGGGTGCGGTTCAGGCTACATTTGCGCTTATGGTGGATGAAAATATGAGAGAGTGGTATGTAAAGTTTGCAAACTTTAATAAAGCATCCGCTAAATTATCACCCGAAGAGCGGGCGAGACAATTAGCGGAGTTAAGAGCAGAATGGTTGGCACTAAATGCCAAAAACGCACAAGATGCTACTGACCTCGAAAACGCCACGGGTTATTCTGTTCTCGATACCAATACATCCCTCACTGGCATGTCCAAATCCGTTGCTGGCATGTCCGAAGACGCTGCAAAGACTTTCGGTGCATATCTAAATTCTGGACTTATGCAGTGGGTTCAACAAACGAACTTACAAAAAGGTATGTCCACTACACTGACGGATTTATATGGTATCCAGAATCAGGCATTAACTGCATTGAACGCAATAAAATCCAATACCGACCAGTTAGTTATAAATACCGCCGAGTCTGTAAATGTTATGAAATCCGTCCTATCTGGTACTGGTGCAAAATCTATGAGAGTACAACTAATTTAATAAAATGTAAAACAATATGGCACGCAATTGTAAACTTTCAATTAAAATTGCTGACGGCTCGATATGTGACGCCGAAACAAGTTGGGGACTATATCTTGTCGATTCAGACGATTTGGTGATATCACCTATCAAGCCGTATGAAGTGCAGTCTTATCCAGAATATGCTGCGGTGGAAATATACCCATATACGACAAAAGAGCCTTTCGATTATAAGGTGACACTAATGAAGTCTGGCGATTTGTCAACGGTGAATACTTCCGTCAATGCTTTTTATGATTCATTGTTTGAGGTGTCGTCGGGTGTCGATTTACGGCAGGCGAAAGTTATAACAATATACAATCACTGGAAAGGTGTACAGGTATCGGGTTATGCAAAAACATCTCCCGCAACAGGTAATTATCCGCAGCTTGTAGAGGCAGAGAAGGGGGCGTATATTTTCGACCTAATATTACAGGTTGCAGACCCAGCGACATTGGTGGCATATAATGGCACATAATTGGTAGTTTCATAATAATTTTGTATCTTTACAACAATGAACAGACGAATATACTACGACCCGTCGAACAGCGCAACGTTCTACAATATAGAAGCCTTTTCCTATCAGGAAGAGGATATGGGCGAGGCTACAATTACTTGTGACCTGATGTTACCCGCAATGGTAGACCCATCGTTTTCCACTGCATGGTATATGGATTTTCGTGGTGAAAAATTCTACAACAAGACCCTGCAACCATCAGCCGTAAAAGACGACAGTTCGCTGAAGTATAAGTATTCTTTGGTTTTTGAGTCGCAGCGTGCAGACTTGAAAAGATACGAATTTGCAAACTTCGTTGGCGCATCAGGAGCGAATCAACTAATATCCTACGATTTCGAGATGAACGCAAGCATCGGGGAATTTGTAACACGCTATAATAACAACCTGACACATAATTTTGGCGCAGGTGCATGGGTGATGGTATTGGACGCTTCTTGGGCATCGAATGTCGATTCTACCATTTACGATGGCGCATCTTTTGTGCTGACTACATTTTCCCGCACAACATTGTGGGCTGTACTATCACAACTATATGAACTTTACGGACTTAGGTGGAAAATTGGTCTTATAGGGAGCATAATGACTATCACCGTCGGCGCAAATCCTGTAGTGATAACCCATGAGTTTGAATACGGCAAGGCGGCAGATTCTTCATGGGGCGGACTTGTCTCCATTGAGCGTGTCAATCCTTTATCCGCCATATATACCCGCCTGTCTGGTATGGGTTCTGATAGAAACCTACCTTACAGGTATTTCAATACTTCAACAGGTGACGGTTATCCCGAAGACCCTGACAATAACGTATATACACGGCTTATACCCTACACGAATATTATGCCCGCATCATATAGGGATTATGTGCAGGGATGGAATGACAAGGAATATTATTCCGCTTCCCCACACAACGCAGGAAATACTACCGCTGCGTACGACAAGGGTTATGCCGATTCTTCCAATGGACTGACATTTAATCCGATAGATTATGTTGAAGCTGCTGTGAATAAGCTTGCCAAGTGGGGAATACGAAAGGGGTCAATGGAAAATAATGACGATATATATCCGACAATAATCGGGTCAGGGGAAGATGATGCGGTGGCGGTAGAGGAGGTTATGAGTGATGTTGAAAACCCCCAGCCATTAACCGCTACTGTTGCGATAGTGGATTCCGCAACAACCACTTATAACCTGACAGCAATATTAGACTCATCTACGGCGGAATTTTACCTCGCCCCGCCCTTTGATAAAATATCATTCAGGATTACACAAGAAATGGGTAAACGCGCCTCTGATATAAATTATCATACGACCATCAGTGTTTATCTGATGCAGGGCGGAACACAAATAGGGGATGAATTGCAATTTAGCAGCGGACTCATCAGTGATGATAGTGATATTGTATATAACAGTTCATTTGACACCCTCGCTGCTGGAACTTATTATCTGCGAATGTACTCTACAATTCATAATCTTACGGTTTCTGGAGATATAGATACAACCATAACGCTTAGCACAATCCTTATGGATGTTACCACCCCATATAAAACCACATATGACGTGTGGATAAAAAATATATGGGATTCATCAAAAGGCATTGGCGAAACTCCTGCTGTCTATATGCACCGCATATGGGATGCGCTTCTTCCTCCTACAGGGTCAGGTGTGCTTACCCTTATGTGGTCAGACGTTATAGGCATGACTGGTGATGATTATGAATTCCCGGTCGTGGCGATTGCGTATTCGGGAGTAGGTGGTGCGGAATGGAAGCTCACCCTTAATAAATCCGATGCTGAACTTGATACAAGTGGATGGAAACTGCCAAATACCGTATTTCACCCGCACGCTGGCGACCACTTCTTTTTCATCAATATTGTCATGCCATTCACGCCATATGTATATGCGGCTGAACAGTCGGTGGACGATTATCTGGCAGCCGAACTGGCAAAAGTTGATGATGAATATCCGACATATGCAATAAAGTTGTCACCTGTATTTTGTGAGACATTCGCCGAGAACAACAAGATAGCGGTAGGGGTGCTTGTGCCTGTAAAAAACGAGAGGGTGCTTGACCCATCGGTGCAGAATTTCTACATCAACTCCCTGCAATTTGAGTATGTAAAAGACAAGATATTGCCGACTATGACAACTGCCGTGTCGGTAAAACCTATTTCGCACACAAATTCCGTATCATTACTGCAAGGTGAAATAAAGGTTATTAATCGTGCGCTTGCGACATACGTTAGGGCGAGAAACGCCCCCTATCAATCTCCTTTGACATTTGGTATTGCAAATATCAATGCCATAAAGATTGATGACGTGAGTGTGGGCAGCAGTGATTATGCAAGATTCACCGCAACAGGATTGGAGGGACGGTCTTATGCTGAAGTGCTTAGCGACATAGGAGCAGCACCAGTAACGGTTGCCAACGTTGTGTCTTTTGGCGCAAAGGGAGACGGCACGACTAACGACACGGTGGCAATTCAGGCCGCTATTGATTCCATTGATTCATCAAGAGGTGGGACGGTATTTTTCCCTACTCCTATCAATTACTATTTGCGTGGCATACTTACAATCGAGGGCAAGACAAATTTTACTCTTGACGGAAATAACGCCTTACAGAAGCTCGACACTCTTGTTAACCATGCAAATATCGTACTTTCCGGTGTTTGTGACAATATCATTCTGACACGTCTGAACATTTTGGGCGATGGCCTTTGTGACAATAGTGATCCTTTACGCATACATGGTCATTATGGAATTGCAAATGATTCAGGGCAGACATTGACAAATATTAAAATAACAGATTGCGTAATTAAAAGTGTCACAATTGGAATATCTGTCAGTGCCGATTTAGGGGGTACTTGCGAGGATATAACAATTTCCGGTAATCATGTTGAAACAGTCATGGGTGTTGAGGCCGGTACCGGATATGGTATACATGTTTCCAAATGTTCTAATGCGAAAATAAATGATAATGTTGTTATTGATGCAAACCGTCACTCAATATATTGCGCACGAGGTGGGAATGCAACGATACAGGACAATTACATAAAGAATCACCGTAAATCAACATACGATGCTGACCCCACGAGTGATGAGATGCTGGAACCACGTGCGGCCATTCAGATTGCACGAAGTAAAGACTTAATTATTTCCGGCAATATCGTAGAATCGTCTTACAGTCCATGTTTGATGGTAGGGTCAAACGAATTGGTCACATTGGCGGGTACGGTAGCAACAAGCGCAGCATCAAAAACTGTTCTTGGAACAGGTACACATTTTCTTACAGGGACAAGTCCGGCATTTCTTGATAAATGTCACGTCGGCGATTACATGTATATCGGTACTGACGAAGGAACGATAGATTATATTACAAGCGATACGGAACTGACACTACTTGAATCATGTCTCTCGACACAATCGGGCATCACGGCAAAAATTGATACCGATAATGCTGGTGATATTACGATTTCCAATAACTTTTTTATTGACCAGAAAGCTCACGCCTGTATGTATGTTGGGTATCTAAACCCAGAAACAGACGGGTACATCAGGAACGTATTTATTAGCAACAATACGTTCAAAAATGCGACAGATACAGCAATGTTGGTCGTGGCGTTTGGGTTTAATGTTAAAGTTACAGATAATATTTTTTACAATATGTGCCCTCCGGGCGTGGCATCTTATTGTGTAAAACTGGAAGGAATTGGTGATTCCATTTTCTTAAGTGGCAGAGTGGCAACACAAATCGGAAGTACTACCATTGAAGGATCAGGAACAGCCTTCTTGACAGAATGTACAGAGGGTGATTTATTGCAAATTGGGAATGATAGTTTAACTATTAGCTCTATCGTTGACAATGATACATTGACTATCGTTAACATTGATCCATTGGTTGTGGGCGCAACAGCAACGGCATCAGGATTATATGCCTTGCACGCTCTTCTTACTGCAAAATATTCCGATAATTGGGTGATTGAAAATAATTCATTCATCGCCTTTCCCGGTGGTGGTGGCGGTATTGCAATCCAATTCGTTGAATGTGTGACATCAGGAATTTCAATAATCGAAAAAAATAATAAAATATCAGAATATTTAGATGCTTATTCCTTCGTTGCTAAACTTATAGACCCTAATGTCGTTCTGGATTTATACGGCACGACATCAGGAATCATGGGCGATGCGCTGAAACCATACCTTGGTTTTGGTACTTTTTGGGATGGTACTAAATTGCGTGCGTACGAAGAGATGACACAAGGCATGGGCATTTATGCAGAAAGGAAATACCTTGCATCAGAATCAAAGATGGTCGTATATCTTGCGGATAGCAACGTCAAGACAGACTTAGTGACCGTATGGGGAGATGGCAGGGTTGTAATTCCGAATACTTTGGCAGCCAGTACCCTACAATCAACCGTAGCAACAGGAACAGCACCGCTTACGGTAGCAAGTACAACATTGGTAAACAATTTTAATTCCCAATATTTAAATGGACACGCCGATTCCTATTTCCAGACCGCACTGGATAATACGCAAGGTACAACAGGAACTGGGATTATATTTGAAAACGGTAATTACTATATCGAGCAGGCAACACTGGATGATCCACAAGGCATAATAGGAACGGGAATTATATTTGAAAACGGTAATTACTACATTGAACAGGCAGAACTGAATGGTACAAGTTTCGTGAAGATTTCAGGAACTACGATAAGTTACGACAATTCAACATATGTCACAGGCACACCATGGACGGCAGTAGGATACTATGTCGGTGATGGTTCGGCTTTTGCAACGGCAGCGCAGGGCACACTCGCAGGCACGGCTCTACAATCTGTTCCAGACGCCACAGCATCGGTAAAAGGCATCATGGTATTAGGTGCGGCAGGGGGAGCGGCTACGTATGCGCATACCCACGATTATTCAGGGGTATTTGCAGCTTTGGCAGGCTCATTAACACAAGATTTTTTGGTACAACAACTAACCTTGGCAGGCGATGAAATTAATTTTGGCCACTCAACTGATGCGAACACTACCAGTTACATTAATTACAGGGGGTATAATTACGGTGTTACAAGATTTCGTAGTCTGGGGATTTATGATGGGAAACAGGGAGTTATAGCATTTTTTGATGGAACTACTGGTCATGTTGGTGTTGGATACTCTTCTGGCACAGAAATCACAAACTATAAACTGGCTATTAACGGTACTGGGTTTTTCAATGGGGCTTTGGCAATTGTCGGAGCTTTAACAGGCGCAACAACCATAGCAGCATCAGGGGTAATCACCTCAACTTTGGCAGACGCTGGTGATTCACCCTTTGCCATAACCTCAAAAGTTTTAAACACAAACCTTAATGCTGAGTATTTGGGTGGTCATAATGCGGCTTATTTTGTTACTGGCACACCGTGGACAGGAATGGGTTACTACATCGGTGACGGTTCGGCTTTTGCAACGGCAGCGCATAACCATGATACAACTTATGCTGCTTTGGCAGGCTCATTAACTCAGGACTTTCTTGTACAACAGCTTACCCTGTCAGGCGATGAAATCCGTTTCAACCATTCAACGGATGCTGATGCAGTTGGATATATTAATTATCGTGGGTACAATTATGGAGCTACGAGATACCGTGATTTAGCCATTTGTGACGGGAAGCAGAATACAATAGCATATTTTACAGGCAGCACCAAGGCTGTAACATTCAACGGTGCGGTGGCAGTAGGTAGTCTTATTAAGACGGGAGGCACATCATCTCAATATCTCAAAGCAGATGGGTCGGTAACAGAGAATTTTATTACGCTCGAAGGTGGTAACTATTACATTAACTTATAACATACAATTATGGAAAAAGAATCAGGAATCACAATGAAAAGGAAAGATGCTATCAAACTGAATGATGCGATTAGAGCCGCATTAACCCTGAAGGGATGTGTAAGATTTGTCAACGGACTATTGTATGACAAAAACCGAATCAAAGAAACTATTGCCACACACGAAGAGGTAATTAAAAAGTTCCGTGAGCCGCTCAAAGAACATGATGAGGCATACAACAAAGATAATTCCGACCTTATCATAAAATACGGAATCGTACAGCCTGATAGGTCTGTGATGATTAAGCCGGGGGATGAGAATTTCCTCATATACATAAAAGATTTAACCAAACTGGAAAAAGTGCTGGCAGAAAAATACAAGGACGAACTGGAAAAGTTTGAATCAGACATGAAGGAATATGAGCCGATTCTGGAGGAAGAGGTAGAGTTTGAACCCTATACGATTAAGCTTGAAGATTTTCCAAATCCTTTCGATGCAGCGTTACATGAAACATTTTTTAACGCTGGAATAATCAGGGAAGAATAAAATGGCACTCGTAAAAAAATAAAAAACCATCTAAATATATAAAAAACTATGCCTACAAAAATAAGATTATTGACAGAATTGGATTTACCGCAATGGGTCGGCGTAATCATCGACACCGCAAATTCATGCTCAGAGGCCGCCCCAAAATCCACCGTTACTGCATATAGGGCAACGGAACTTCACAGGACAGGGAACCTTGAGTTTCACAAATTTGGGCAATCAAGGATTTTTAATGCTTTTCGACCTGCCATTGTAAACCGTGCTACGAAAAAGGTAGATTATTGGCTTGATAAGGATAATCCGCTTTTAAAAGCTGACGGAACGACATCGACCCCCGACTGGATAACGCAGAATATCTGTGTGATTGTACCGACTATTTACCGAGCTCTGGTGGTTGTAGGAACGACTATCGAAACACGTCTGGATATTGCCGCCTTTGACGGAGCCGAATTATGGCATGAAGAATCGGCGCACTCGATTGGGTTTGCGGAGATGGACAGAACGGATTCGATGTTGGTATCCGTGATTTCTGATGATGCAAGATTTAGAGGCGGAAATAATGATGCAGGAAAAGACGGAACGGATGCCACGCAGATAGGACGGCCTGCCACCTCAATTAGCAGAACGGATTTCGAGACGTACGCTAATAATGCTGGATGGGAAATAGGAAATATCAAGGATAGAACCTTGTGGCACGAGTTAACGTCATTGTATTTTGGCAACACAAATATTCAACTGGCGTTTACCAATGTTCTCACCGCTGAGGGGTATCCTCAGGGAGGGATGGGGGCTGGCGTTACCACGTGGGGTGGAGATTGGGGAACATGGAATGGATATTACCCGATACATAATACTGGCGCAGGCTCAATGGCTGTTGGATGTAAAGTTGGGGTACATAGTATTACTGTAAATGGGCACACCGAAGAGATACCTGTTTTCTTCTTCCTCGAACATCTTTATGGTGAGATATGGGACTGGGTAGGCGAGGTAAATATTGAAAAATCCGCAGAAATCGCCAACGGAGGCACTGGAATAAGTAGCGTATATGTATGTAGCGAATTTGCAAAAAGAGCTGCGACAATAACCGCCGATTATACCAAGGTAGGCGAAATGGCACGCACGGACGGATATATCAAATCACTAATCCCGGGATGGGTTATCCCGCTTGTAACCAGCGGAGCGAGTGACGTGGCATATATGAGTGATTATGGATATGGCGCAGGTATTCCGGGTTCAGGCGTAGCCGTCTATGGCCTGCTGTTCGGTGTGCCTGCGAATTATGGCGCTTATGCGGGGGTGCGTTGCTCGAACTCGAGTTACGTTCCGGCGGGTACGTACTCGCGTATCGGGGCGCGGCTTCGTGCGAAAATTTCGCACTAAGCGCCCGAAGCGAAAAGCGAGAGCGAGGATTTTTAAAAGGCGGGCGGCTGTAATGGCCTGCTGTAACAAATAAATAAATTAAAAACATGGCACAATCAAACGAAAGACCAGAAACGATTCAAAAGTTGGGGCATTCACTTTACGGATATAATTATAATATTTCGGAAACGACAAAAACTGTTATGGGTGTAGAACAGAAAGGGTTTGAATTTACACAAATCCTGTTCGGTCACGTTCCAACACGGGGCGAGGCTATAAATGCGATAATTTCGGAAAAGTATCCTAATGGTGAAGAAAATGCGTTGCAAAGGAAGGGAATCACCGACTCGCAGAATCCTGAATTTATGGCCTATGCGGAGTTTGTAGAAGACGTAAAAGTTTTTACAAAAGTGGATTTTAACGATTAATTGTGGAGTAAATAAATATTACAAATTTACATAACAGGCAGATATAAAAACAGTTTACGAATAAAAACAATAAACAAAGGAGGACAAAAATGGCAACAGCAGTAGAAATAGCGATTTGCATATTACATAATAATTAACTATCTTTACACTTAACAAAATAAACAAAGGAGGACAAAAATGGTAGAACTGGAAAAAGCATCATGCGAACAAGTTGGACTTAAAGAATTTTTTGAATCTATCATCGCCGTTTCAGATAAACGCTTCGAGGATCGCTATAATTCTTTGGAAAAGCTTATAAACAAAAATTCGCAGGAGTCAAAGGAAGCCGTGAAATCAGCCCTTGATGCTCAAGAGAAGGCCGTCAATGTGGCTATGGCTGCATCCGAAAAGGCTGTATTAAAAGCAGAAATAGCGGCGGAAAAGCGATTTGACAATTTTGCTGAAAATTATAATAAAAACCTGCAACGCATTTCAGATGACTTGAAAAGTTTGAGTGAGAGTAGAAGTCTGAATAGCGGAAAGGATGAGGGAACGGCAAAACTGGGAACATTTATAGTATCCGCAGTAGCTGTTTTGGTATCTATCTCAACTATGATAATGATGTTTTTAAAATCATGATACTTATCTCCTCCATAATATTCTTCACCTACATCATTCTGGTCTGCCTGAAGTATGGCATCCCTCCTTCCGTTAGTGAGAGCTATTATCTGCTGCCAAAAAAAATAAACATTCTTTTCACCCTTGCTCTTTGGGGTTTCGCCCTACCGATAGTCTTTTATGCGGACAACGGGCTGCTCTTTTTTACTGGTGCTGGCATCGTTTTTGTCGGTGCAGCCGCACAGTTTAAGGACACATTCATCAGGAATATCCATTTTGCGGGCGCAATCGGTGCGGTACTGTTAAGCCAAACGTACATCTACACACAAGGACTTTGGCACGTGAACATAGCGTTTTTTGTCGCAGCCTTCCTTCTACAGTTCGTAAAGAACAGGGTTTTCTGGCAGGAAATAGCGGCGTTTTCGGCGATAATAATTTCATTATACATACTGCGATGAAAGCGGCATTTCTACAGGACAACAGCGGCAATTATTCGCTTTCAAGACTTATCGTATTTATTTGCATATGTACGGCACTGGTGTTCAGTGCCATAATCCTATATCTCGGCAGAGACGATGTGATGAAAGCTGCTGAAGCAATAGCAATAACATTTGGTGCAATAGCCGTTCCCAGCCTGACCTTTCTGTTCGGGCAGAAAAAGAACGAGGCAGAAATAGAAATCAGTGCCAAAGAGCAGGACACCATACTGGAACAATCAGAAAAAATAACCTAACTTAAAAACCACCACCATGACACTTTATTCAATCAAAAACTTTTTTTCCTCACTTTCCCCAACCACAAAAAAAACGGCTGCAATAGCTGCGATTTGCGCCCTCTTTTTTATTTTGGGTTGGCTGATACCTTCGCATCGCGATTACACGCCACAGCCCATCGCACCCCCCAACACGGCGCAAATAATCGCCGCCCAACAAGACAGCATCGAGGCCGCACGCAAAACACAGGCGACACTACTTATAAAACTAAAAAAGTCGGAGGCAAATACCGAGGCGCTACGAAAATATCTCGCACTTCAAAAGAAGCAACATCAGCAAGAGATAGCACGTCTCCGTACACTGCCTCCTGACTCCTTATACGGCATATTTGCCGAACGCACAGGAGGGATAGATACCACCGCTGCCAAAACGTACCGCATCCCTACCGAAAACATTATGCAGGCGGACATAATTTTTGCCGAACATGATTATCTGATTAAGGACACCACGACAAAATATGAGATAATCAATGCGCTTGGAGTGGATAAGAACCTTCTGAAAGGCGTAATCGCAGCATCAAACACAGAAAAAGCAGCCCTCGCAGCGCAACGCGATACATACAAGGCGGACGGGGCGGCGAAGGATGCCGTAATAAAAGAACAGGGCAAAGCCATCAAAAAAGAGCGTAACGCCACCACATGGGTAAAAGTCGGATGGGTAACGTCTGAAATAGTAACGATTATACTTTTCATTGCGCTATAGTATTCATTTAACCACCATTAAAATGACCAAAAAAGACATTGCAAAAGAATTTGTAAAAAAGTATTATGAAAATGTAAAGCCCGGAGAAGAAAGACTGAGCAAAAAACAAATAGAAGAAGCGTTACGAAGCGCATATCCTGACGTGTTCCCCACATTTAAGTCCGCCGAAAATGCAGTACAGTATGCGACATACGGAAGAAGGGGAAGAGGGATGGTGCTACCATCTTCGCAGCAAGCAGAACCTGCAATGCCGAAAAAAACCGAGCAGAATTATAAGGAATATATTGATGAATTAGAGGAGGCTCTTGCACTGAAGAGAAATTCCAACCCTGAGATATTTGACATAATCCCTATATCGGACGAGGGGGGCAAAAGTAAAAGTGTTGCGGTGGCCATGTTCTCTGATTGGCATGTGGATGAAGTCGTGGATGCGGAAAGCGTTCTGGGACTGAATGAGTTCAACCCTGAAGTGGCGGATAAGCGAATTAGAAACTTATTCATAAACCTGAACAAGCTCGTAAGTCACGCACAACGTTCATATCATATTGATGAAATGATAATATGCCTAATCGGTGATATGGCAAGCGGATATATACATGATGAACTGATGCAGACCAATTCCATGTCACCACTTGAAGGTATAAGGTTTGCAAAATCGCACATATTGTCAGGGTTTAAATACCTACAGGAAAACACCAAAGTCAGCAAGATAAAAGTAGTCTGCGTTGTAGGAAATCACACAAGGACTACAAAGAAAAACCAATATTCCAATGCGTCACGCGTAAACAATGAGTACGAAATGTTCGTAGATGTTGCGGAGTTTTGCAAACTGATGGGGCTGGATAAATTCGAGTTTATCATACCAAGGTCGGAGATGGCGGTAATAACAATATTTGGACATCGCATTTTGTTAACGCACGGTTCACATTTAGTTTACAATTCCGGCATAGGTGGCCTTGTAGTACCTGTAATGCGGTGGTTTTCGAGAATAGCAAAGGTATTTAATGTCGAACAAGCGTGGCTTGGGCATTTCCATCAGTCGGTATTTACAAAAAATATAATCATAAATCCATCACTTATTGGATATTCAGCATTCGCAATGGGTAAGGGTTTTGAAAAAGAAGAACCAACGCAGACAATGCTGATTTGGAATGAAAAAAGAGGTATTACGCAATATACGCCGATATTTTTAGATTAACATAGTTTATATCATACAAAAACACCATAAAATGTTGGTTATATCATGCGTTATTCCCAAAAACAGGTATTAACTTAGTAAATTTCTAACATTATGAAACTCCTTTCAACCCAACTCGCCCACATCATGCCCTACGCCACCCGTGCGAATATCGCCAAGTATCTTCCGTGGCTGAACATTTGGATGCCAAAATACGGCATCACCACAACCGCACGCATCAGACATTTCTTGGCGCAGGTTGCACAGGAATCTGGCTCGTTCAGATACAGCAAGGAAATCGCATCAGGTGCGGCGTATGATACAGGACACTTGGCCAAGATACTCGGTAACACACCTGAAGCGGACGGTGATGGACAGCGATATAAAGGACGTGGGCTGATACAGATTACAGGCCGCTACAACTATGCTGCACTCGGAAAAGACTGGGGCGTAAATGCGCTGGAAATGCCCGAAATGCTGGAGTCTGCCGAAGGCGCTGTCCGCTCGGCTTGCTGGTTCTGGTGGAAGAATGGACTGAATCATCTGGCTGATTCGGGCGCAACCGTCAAGGCGATAACCAAGGTGGTGAACGGCGGGCAGAACGGACTGGTCGAGCGTGAAGAATTTTATAGAAGGGCGTGCGAAGCGATTAAATAACTGCGCAAATAGGAGCAGTTGAGCCCGAAAATTGCCAACAATTGCCATCAGGGTAGCTCCCGACATCAATGTCACCAGCAAAAAAAATGAGTGCGTCATCCGGGTGGGGGTGGCGCACTTCTCAATTCATGAAATGTGAAAATTAATCAAAATTACTATCTTGCAATTTTAAAAACTCCCTGAAAGCATCTACGACCTCTTTGTCATTTTCTACCAATTTGCTATGTACGAAAATGTCTCCATTTGCACAAAGTTTTAAAATTTCGATACCTTTGTTACCCTGCATAAATAAAACAACATTTTCCTCTATAGGTTGCGCTGGCGATAATTTTTCTTTTTTCATATTACTTATTTATTAATTTATATAATTCCAGAATCTTTCCCGATATTTCCAAACAAAGCCCTTTAATTTCTTCCTCGTCAGGTTGCAGATTCTCATTCACCTGTAGTCCGTGGAATCCTGTGCCAGTATCAGTTGAGTAGCGCAGGTCGGAAGACATGATTTCAATTATCGGCGTTGACCATATTCCCTTATTGGAGAAAGTGGTGCAGATTAGTTCGTTCATGGCTTTAGGGATTTTATAAATTTCCAAATCTTCTCCATCGCTGGCATTCCACCAGTTTCACGCACACCATTATTTTCACGGGTGCAATCATGACAGGCAGCGCAGCCACTTAATGACTCGTAACCGCTACAATCTTTTCCATCAAAAGGACAGATTGGGGCTACTTTATTCTTTCGGTTGCAACCTGTACAATCTAAGTACCCATCCATTTCCATGAATCCATAAATATTGGGGCTGCATTCTTTTTTATCATAAGGGCAAATTGGGTTAGTTGTTTTCATTTCTCGGTTTGTTTTTCAGTGTTGGTGATAAAAGTGCTAATTTTCTTAAGTAAATTACTTGCATACTGATTTTCCCCATGCAACTCTGACGCTTTTGCATTATAATCGCTTTGGTTACAACTTGGAGAAGTTGTCATCTTTTCCAGTTTTGTATTACCGAGTTCCCGAATCGAAGGTAAATTTTCTGCTAACAATATTTGAGCCATTTTTAACGCATCCATCATGTCGCTATTTACGCTATCTTCCTGACTTCGGGAAAATGACAAAAGATAATTATAACCAACAATAAACGCTTTTCTATCTAACGACACATCAAGACTAAGCACACCACTATCACACGGGTATACTTCCTCTGCTATTTGTTCAGGTGACGGGTTGACTGATTCGGACGGTGCGGGTTTTCTCACATATTCAATCCCCTCACCTGTTGCATTGTCTTTGCTCCAAGTGACCTGTTTGAGGTCGTTAAAGTCAGTCACCATGTCGGGTGTGAAACCCAAGTCCAAGTAAATTTTTTCTGGCAGGTTCTTCATTTTTCATCCCTCCAAATAATGCAGTATCCATACCATTCTGCCATCCGCAGTTTTATACCTCTGCCTTACACGTCTATACGCAGCGGTAGGTGTTACAGTCAGGTGTGCGCCTCGTGTATTACCGCAGAATCGGGGTACATTCAGTGATTCGCGCCTTGCCTTCCGATTCGGGGTGTAAGCCAAGTATGGCTCGTGCGGCTCAATGGGGTTCAACAGTCTGCCGTCAGACTTGTAGCGGCAGACATAGGGGGTATTCAGGGATGGTTGCATATCTCATCTTCTTTTAAACAGTTCATAACTCTTTCGTCTATTTTTATCTTCCTTCTTATTCTTGCGATTTCTTCGTCCGTATTTTCCGCATCATGCCTCTCATGTGCGGCCTCGGCGCGTCTGGCAAAATCGGGTATCGTTTCGCCCCGCAGCAGCCGTCCGCATAATGCCCAGCCAGTGTCGTCAAAATTCGCTTCAGGGTGCATATCCGATGCTTTGCGGGTCGGGGTAAGAACGACATGGCGACCAAGGAATTCGTGTAGTTTATATTCTTTTACCATATATTCATTATTGCTAAAGTTATTATTACTATTAGAAACACCCCTGCTGCGATTAGTTCGGGGTCAATCATTGGTTTGCGTTTCATCTTTTTTTGGTTCTTGGTGAACATCCCAGATATACGGCTGGAGAAAATCCCATCCATTTTGGAATCTTGTATTCTTTTATAACATCTTTTACTATCCTATCCATATCGGCATCGGAAATTTCATAGTCATCCATCGGGATCGTTTTCCGCCCTGTTATCGGGTCGGGTACTGCATTCGCTACCAACTCGTTAAAGTCGGCAGGCGGGGTCGATGCGGCGTATAATCGTTCATAGCATACGTGCAAAGCCTCTTCGAGCTTTTTATCTGATATTCGGGTCATAATTTAGTATGTTATCTTAAATCTTTCCTTGTCAAATCCACGCATGACAAGATTGCGTTTTTCTTGCTGGATGAACCAGAAATAGCTGTTTGTCATCAGTTCCCGCCAGTGATTGTCCGTACCAAGATACCATAGCGTACCTTTTTGGAGGCAGCTTGTGGGGGTAATGGGGAAGGATGGGGCGACCATGATCTATTTTTCTTCAAAATTACTAATTCAATTTCATTTATCCTATCTTTTTAACACTTTTAAATATTTTTAACCAAAATGCTTGTTTTTGTTAAATATTTATTGTACCTTTGTTATATGTTGAAGGCTAATAAATATCGACTATATCCTGATAATTCCCAAAAGGAATTAATGGCTAAACATTTTGGTTGTGTCCGATTTATCTACAATCTTGCATTAAGCAGAAAAACAGAGGCATATTCAACATCAGGAATTACTCTTTCCAGATATGATTTACAAGCGCAATTAAGGGGATTAAAGGTTGAACATGAATGGTTAAGAGAGGTTAATAGTCAATCATTGCAATATTCCCTACTTAATTTAGATAGCGCATATAATAATTTTTTCAAAGGCCGAGCTAAATTCCCAAACTTTAAAAAGAAATCCAATAATCAGTCATTTCATTGCCCACAGAAAATAACCATTAAAAGCGATTGCTTATACATTCCAAAATTCAAAAATGGAATCAAGATGGTACTCTGCCGTCCATTAAATGGAATCATCCGAAGCGCAACTATTAGTAAAACCCCGACCAATAAATATTTCGTCTCCATACTAATCGAAACAGGAATTAATATACCAGATAAAAAGCCTATGGACAAAAAAACATCCATAGGTATTGATTTAGGAATAAAAACTTTTGCGGTACTCTCTAATGGTGCTGAAATTGAGAACCCAAAATGTTTGCGAAAATCCTTGAAAAGATTAAAAGTGTTGCAACATAGGGCTTCTCGTAAATTAAAAGGAAGCAATAATCGCAAAGAAGCAAATTACAAAGTAGCCAAATTATACGAAAAAGTAACCAACCAAAGAAAGGATTTCTTGCATAAAGCGTCAGATGCAATAACCAAGCAATATGATACTATTTGCATTGAGAATTTATCCCCGAAAAATATGATAAAAAATCATCATCTCGCCCTATCCATTAGTGATGCAGGTTGGGGGATGTTTGTGACATTTTTGAAATATAAATCAGAATGGAGGGGAAAGAATGTACTCGAAATAGGACGATTCGACCCCAGTAGCAAAATACATAATAGATGTGGATATATCAATAAGGATTTAACCCTTGCAGATCGAACATGGATTTGCCCCAAGTGTGGGGAGTTGGTATTGCGTGATAAAAATGCTGCTCTCAATATTTTGGATTGGGGATTACTAAAATATTCAGGGGTGGAACGCCCCGAAGAGCTTCTGGAGTTGCCAGCATTAGCCGGGACTATGAAGGAAGAAAAATTCAAGGTTAAACTTTTGGTTTAGTCCTTGAGGCTAGCCTTTCAGGGGATAGGCGTTCAAAATTTCATTCCAAATCCGTTAAATAATTCATTCACCGCCGTCCACTCCCTGCACTTTTGTATTTCCATCCGCTCCATTCCCGAATATTTTTTACATAGCCAAACTTCGAGTTTTAACTTAGCGAACAGGTCGGTCGTGCAACCCTTAACTTTGGTCGTGTGCTGTTCGGATTGTCCGTTCAGGAAATAGACAGTGTAGTCTATTATAAAGGTGCGGGGAAGGGATGGGTCGGTCATATTCTACTTTTTATCAAAATTACTACATTCATTTCACTTATCCTATCTATTTAACGTTTTTAACATACTATAACACATTCCTATCCACCTTCTTGATTTCATACCACCACAGACACTGCCTGTCATTCACAAATATACCCTGCTTCTTGTCAAACCTGCATCCATTAGCCCGAATGTCACGTTCAGCATCCTGTTTCCTATCATATACGGACGTGACAAATCCTTCATGGTATATCAGGCCAGTATGTACAGCCCACATATAGTTTTTCATGATGGTTCGGGTTTTACGCACCCCACAAACAAGTCGTAGAATCCGAGCATCTCATTCAGTATCGCCACCTGTTCTTCCCTACTCAGGTCGTCCCATGTGATATTTGTTCTGCCTTTCATAAACCAGATGCCAGTATTTTGACTGTCGGGTTTGATTTCGATAATTGCTTTCATGATAAAACATCATCATCGAACATCACATTTGTCTTAAATAATGGCTGTCCACCAAAATTACTCGGAAGCAAATCAAATGCACCCCAACACTGGAGGTTGTACCACGTTTCGCCGTTTCTCGTTACCTCATAAGGCTTAATGCAATGCTTAACATAGTCATCGCCCACTGTTTCTTTTAAATGCTTCCATCCTTTTTCAGTAATTTGGATGTACATCTTGTCGTTGACATTAAATTTTTTCATATTCGTTCATTTATTAAGTTTCATTACCTGTTTTTGATACGTTTCACTTCCTGTTTTTGAGAATCCCTGACGGGTTTCGCTTATTAGTCAAAATATTTCCCCTCTTCATTCACCACCCTTGATACCTGTCCCTGCGTCCATAGCCCGCCCTTTGGTGCTTTGTATCCAAGATTATTCAGAGTGTCTGTAATCGCCTGCATTGTGTCGCCACGGGAGCGCAGATTTTGTATCAGTTCGTATAGTTGTCGCCGCTGCGGGTCGTCCGATACTTTTTTGCGCCTTGTTGCTACGGAATTGTCCGACGCCAGTTCGCACAAGCGGCGACCTTTGGGTGCGCCAAATCCAGTCGTCCAGTTGCCTGCCTTTGATGTCCAGCCGCCGTTCTTTTTCAATAGCTCACGCCTCGCACCCAGTCCAGCAATCGTCCGCCCGACAATCAGTTCCTTTTCCATTTTTGCGAATATCGCCAGCATGGACAGTTGCAATTCGGTCATGGCATCAATGGATGAGCAGTTTATGTCCAGTCCCACGTTGCAGATTACCAGCCTGAGGCGATTGGGTTTGAAATATTTCTGAATCAGTTCGTTTAATTCCCCAAAGCCTGAACGGGTTATTCGGCTTATCTCGGAGACTATCAGGGTATCGCCCAGAGCCAGCGACCGCACAAGCCCCAAAAGATTTCGGGACTTATAGGACACACCACCAGACACACCCTCATCCTTGACTGTATTGTCCGCCGTCATTCCACGTGCAGCGAGCCATGCGTCTATTGTGTGCTCCTGTTGCTTCTGATCTTGAGAATCGGTGCTGAAGCGAATATATTTGTATATCATGGCTTTCTAAATATAAGACACTGATGAAAATTACAGGGACATCCGAATTCGGGGCATTTGGGGTATCCATCGCATTTTAGACATCTACCAGCCTTCCATTCGGCTTCGGGCAGGGTTATTTTCTTTAGGGCTAAACGCCATCTGATTTTTGCTATTAGTTTTTTCATTTTCGTTTAGTTTTTCATGAACCGATAAACACACCACCCTGCATAGCAGGACAGTACTATTGCGGCACACAATGCCACGTTCCATTCGGTCGCCTGATAGACATACCATGCCGCAAATGTAGCGGCGATGGACAGGATGAATTGGGTTTTCATTTGCCGTCCTCCTTTATATTTATTAACTCTAATATTGCCTTTGTCCAAAAAAAGACAGCCCATAAGATACCGACAATAATTGAAAAACACTCGGGCAATGGTTCTTTTGTAGGTAAATGAAGAATCACTGCGAAAATTATAACACCTATAATATACATACATAGGTTTTTTGTAATAATTAATCCTTTTTTCATTTCATTTGTTATTTAAATATCTCCCCTATGCCCAGCAATACGCCGAACACGATTATAAGTACTGTTATTAGCCACATGATATTAGTTTTTATAAAATTTATGATTACGATAAACACAGTATATCCCCCATAATGTCCACACAATTGCTTGCACGAATATAACCCAGCTAAAACGCCCCTGAGTGTGTAGACACAGGGCAAATAGAAACCATTGTAACCCTGCGCATATTAACGCAATAATCATTATACTTTTCCACATTTTGTTTCGTTTTATTTCGTTACAATTCCATATTTCCGCGCCTCTTTTTCAGACACAATTTTCACATTCTTCAATAGTTCACGCAGAAACCACCCTTCCTGTGATTCAGCGTTTAAGGTCAGTTCAGATACGGCCACTTGTCCGAGTTGTTTTGGGTTGTCAGACGTGGCATAGATTCCCCATGCACCATCGGTGATGCAGGAAATGAGATAATAAAGAGTTGGCTTTTTCATTTTTCAGTTGTTTTAGTTCTTTGCAATACCGTTACTATATATTCAGCATCTATCATGCACACTTCTCCCTCTTCAGCGGCGGCGAGTATTTCGGCGGCGGTATAGCGGGGTTCGGCATGACACGAGATGCACAAGTCGGGAACAGTCATTGTGTTCCATGTTTCTTTTAGTTTGGTTTGTTTTTCCAATTCCTTATATATTTTATAATCCTTCCCGCCCCAAGCAGTTGTGTAGTATAAATTTATTCCAGCGTCTTCGCATTCTTTTTCAAACGCATTAACCCATCCTTTGTTCGTGTTGGAGATAAAAATAAATTCATCCCCTTCTTTTGCAATCAATAAAGATTTATATTTTGCGATTATTTCTTTTAGTTTTGTCGTTTCCATCTTGTTTCGTTTAGTTTTTAGCTGTTGTTTCTTTTTCTTTATAAAACCATTCCTCCCTCCCGTTCAGCACAATACCTGTTGAATCGGTCAAGAAAAAATGGTCGCGGGTGTTTATGTTTCGTACAATCAGTTCACGGCCAAGCTGTTCGACGGCGTACTGGTTGTTTAGGTAATGCACAGCGATGCCCTGCTGTACCATGCGGCGGATATCGGAGAGGGTCATAGCGGTAAAGATAATAATTTATTTCTTAACTCGTTCAGTTTCTCGTCAACCCAATAAGGGTTAATGTCATCAGCGTGGATTAGGTCACAATCGGCGACGGTAGACAGTATGATTTCATCATTTCCGGGCAAGAAATACTCGTCATATATTTCCTTCAGCTTATCCAATGCGGCAATGTTTTCGCGCAGGATTTGTTCGATTTCGTGGGGGTTCATGGTTCGGGTTGTGTTAAGCTGTTCAGATAATTACTAATTGCCTTGTTCAGCAGGTCAATGCGGGGCTGAATCGCCCGCTGTGGAAACCAAAACTGCGTGTTGTCTTTGGTTTTAGCATCATTATCATCGCTGCTTCTAAAAAATATCCGTTTGTGAAAGTTGCCATATTTTCGGATAAAATCAAGATAGGGTTTTTTTTCCCTGCTATAGAAAAGATTATGGCGGATTATTAATATAAAACAGAATCCATAATCTAAGGGTTTTTCTGTTAAATAATAATCCCGAACACTGCAAATAACTTCGTAAATTTGTTGTTCTGTTAGTTTTGTTCTCATAATTCGTTTAGTTTTAAAAGTTCGTTATTGGCAAGATTAATTAAATTCAATACATTCTGTTTATCCGCATTGACATCCGCCCATGTTATTTTTTCCAAATCAAAAACACTGTCCCAAAAATTATTTAGTATGCCTCTTTCTCTATTGAAATAATGGTTGATAACATATTCGGGCGTATTTATTCCAGTGCAAGCCTGCCAATATCCTGAGCAAACACCTTTGCCATAAGCTACAAAAACTGTAGGAAAGCTTATTGGTGAAGCCCAGTTTGCTCCGCATTCATATAGATAGAAATTGCCTTTAAAATAGGTTGCCTTTGTGCCTGTTTTTCTAATTGTTTTCATTGTTTTTTGCTGTTTTAATAGTTAAATATCCATTTCCGAACACAGTATTTCCTCACAATCAGGCTGATTCATTGTTCCTGTTGCCCGTTCAATTTCGGACAGGTCAAACAGTGTCACCGAATTATTTGGCCGTTCACCTACCATCTGATAAAGCCGTTTCAATTCTCTTGCAAGCCTGTTTTTAGACAGGATGATGTCAAATTTGTCTGATTCTGTTAATCTTTTCATCGTTTCGTTTTGTTAATTGTGTTGATAACTTTTGTAAATTCGTTGTATACATTTGTAATCTTTGCCCTGTTCATGCGGGTTTGGCTGTGCTGCTCCCTCTTAACTCATTCGCTTTATCCTCAATAACGAACCTTAGCGAATGAAAGAAATATTGCCGTTGTTCGTTTTCCGTCCAGCTTACAAAAAATGCGGGTTTATTCTGCTGGACGCGGGAGGGGTCAACACCAGTGATTATGTTTGTTTTCATTTGTTTAGTTGTTGGTTAATTATTAATGTTCAAACCTGTCATGTACAGGAATTGGGTAATCGTTCAATTCGTGAAACCTTGAATCAGAACTATAAACAAAGCAGCCGCCGAAGCAAGGGGAACAACCCGACGGACATAATTCGTGGCCGTTCACCATTGGGACGGCATGGATATATTCAGGCCTATTTGACCATATTTGCCGTCTTATAAGTCTCAAATACACCTCATCCTCCTTTGGCTCGTACAACCCGCCCATTTTGCCGTCTACCAGTAAAATATGGTTCACTCTGCTTGTAATGCCGTCCATGCTGCAATTGCCTGTTATTGTGTCCCTATAGACTTCAACTGTTAATCCTTTCATGTTCGTTTATTTATTATTTGTTTAAAAACTCATTCAATTCGTTTGCTGTCCTGTCCCCATCCTTTTGAAACTTATTTGTATGAATCAAAAGAAAATCCAGTGTTTTATGTAGTATTTCTGGACTAATTGCGGCATCAAAATATAAAGTCCATGCGCCGCCGTTTCTGTAAAGTAAACAGTAATTTTGTGGCATTATTCTGATAGTATCCGAATACTCACAATATTTTGTTGTTGTTTCCATGTTATCCATTTATTATAAATTCCTTTGTTCTTTGTAGTTCGCTTTCGTATTGTTCGACGTTGTCATAAAGCAGGATATAAACATCACCTTCACAATAACTCACACTTGATAAGGTTAAGACGTTAAACCAGTAAAAATCAGAAGTTAACCCTATGTACCCGTTCTTTTTCAGCATTCCATTCAATGATGTTAAATAATCATTGTTTAAAATCAAGTAACAGTTGACTTTTATACCTGTCCTGTTTTCGTGTTCACTTGTTTTGTGGCTTATAAACCAATAAAGAAGTTCTTCTATTGATTTTAAGCGGGTTTTGTAGTTTGTTTTCATTTCTTTTCTATTTTTAAGTTGTTAATTTTTGTTGGAAACCAATAACAGTCATAGTTAATATAAACACACCTATCATATTTGGGTGCACAGAAACCCAATACTTTATGGTGTTCAAATACGTTTCCGGCATCATTCGTAAATGTCACCAAGTCACCTACTTTCAAATTGCAGCCGTCCATTTGCGGCAAAACCTCCCATTTTTTCAGCTTTGCAGCCTCATAAAACTCCCTTTCATGCTGTAGATTATACTTTTTGTTCGTTTCCATTTTGTTCGTTTCCATTTTGTTCGTTTATTAGTTAATCGTTCAATTCCTATTTATTCAGTCCTATTACAGTCATTCCAATCATCGCAGCCATACAAACCCATAATGTTATTTGTAGCGGTTTGTCTGAGGTTAAGAAGCGGGTAAATTTGCGTATCATAATCCTTCAAATTTATTATAGTAATTCAAAACAATATTTTTTACCATGCTTTCGTTTTCTGAAAAATCAGAACCATTACATGTTTTACCGATGCAATAATTATCAATGGATATTTTTACACTTGAAAAATTAGATTGAAAGCAACCCTTAATTTTAGAAGGCATGATTTTTACAGATACACCAAGTCTACTATTATTCAGAGGTTTGAATAGTTGTAAGTCTAAATTTCTAATTTGATTATTTTTGAATGTCATGATTATTTAGTTTTAAATTATTTCTTCAAAAGTCAAACCGTTTTTAAGCACGTAGGAGACAAAATTATTTATGTCAGTTACAAATGTGTGCTTCTTATGTAGTTTGCTGTTGTAGGTGTATAGTAGAGCTTTGCCGGCGGGTGTTGTGGCGGTTATTATATACACTTTAAAAAGTAGGTCAAATTTTGCGGTAATGCCGGGTTTCATTTGATTTCTATTGTTTTTAAATAACTTTGTAAAATATACTCTTTGGCTTGATCCATTGTGTCAAAGAATTCTGATTCCAGCCATGTATCAACACTTTCAGACCTTGAAAAAACCCAATACCTTTTATCCGACGTGGTGTATTCTATTTTTATGTTTTCCATCTCATCATTGAAAAACACCCAATAAACAGTAACTTTGCGTTCAGGTTTATCTTTTGTTATCTCAAACCCAAACTCTTTGCTGTATGAATGCGTGAACATCACTTTTGTAGTCACTTTTGTTGTTTTCATTTGTTTAATTTTTTAATATTATTACAAAAATCAATTCAATAACCGCAAAACTCCACGTGGCGATGTTTGCGTAAATTGCGAGTTTATAAGAAGATGGTTTTTTCATTGTTGCGGGTTATTAAATTAATACCTCAGTGCTTTGTTCAATGTTTTTCTGATTTCCTTTTCGGTGTATCCATTCATATACGTACCACCAAAGACGTTTTCAGCTCCATAATACTGTAGTAAGTCAAAACAAAAATTTAGACTGTCTTTTTTATAGTCTTCTATTGTACACCCTGAAAAGCTGCAAAGATCGTCTAAATTCACCCAAGACTCTGTAAAAAAATCCGATGCATCAAACCAGCCGTAAAAAAATGAATCACCTTTTTTATAAATACATTGTAAGTCATTTTTCATGTTGCGAACTATTAACCCATATTCAAATAAAGAGATTTCGTTACTTGCATCAATACCGTACCATTTTTTAGTTGTTTTCATTTTGCTTATTTATTATAGTGTTACTTCAATCACTTCATTTCCGATTTTTGCTTTCAGGTGCATTTTACCGTTTTCGTTTTTGCAGCACATATACAGGCCGTATATGTTCACTACTTCAGCCATTTTTATAAGGCCGTATTCATGGTTTAGATAAGACTGTAGGATGATGGTTAATGTTTTCATTTTCTTTTGCCGCTTCCGGACTTATTAAACTGTTTCATTAACTATAATAGATATTTCGTTTTCCAACCACAATTCAAGTTCTAACCCATCAAGTTTTTCTCCCCAATTTTTCTCGAACCTATAAAGTCTGTTTATGGCTCTTTTTGTTACATTAAATTTGTTGCAAATAGGCCATAAATTACTATCATCTTTGGCTAAAAGTCTTTGGAAAATTTGGCCGCGTTCTGTGTTTGTTTTCATTGTTTTATGTTTTAGATTGTTGTTATTTGTCCCTGTCAAATATCCGATATTTGCACCTCCCTTTATAGGAGGTTAAACAGGGGTTGAGGTTAAACCCTATACATGTGACTTTCTGAGCTTCTATCTGCATACTGTACACGTACATGTATGATGTGTTTATATACTACAGTTGTAACAATGGCGCGTAAAGTCCGGCCTGTTGATTCTACTTTTGTTTTCATTTCTTTATGTTTTAAGTTAAACAATGCACAATATTACAACACATTCCCATATTTGATACCAGTTACTATGTTAATAAACGTTAACACATTGCAGAATTAATATTGCACCCTTATAACTACCTATGTATCACATATATACATCATATACCCACTTTACATTAATGTATTATATAGTTAACATTTGCCGTATATTGCACTATCTTACATGCAGATATATGTTTATACCCTTGCACCCTTTGCGTGTCTTAAACAAGCTTATTTATGCCTTATTTGCCATCTTATACATTAGTACTACATATACGTATACAGTTGATATAGTGTATATTCTACACTTATTTATTAGTGTTCTATGTACACTGATTATATAGTGTATAATGTACATTTAAAAGAGGTGCGAGAAACAAGTGTTATTAATACACTTATTCCAGTTGCGAATTCGTATCCAGTTGCGATAATTAGTGTTTATAGTACACTTATTAATTAGTGTACATCTTACACTTATCCCATTTTGCAGTTACTGCTATCTATCAGCACTTTGCATCTTATTTAACATTTTGAATGCCTTAGCAGGTTGATAAGTGTATTAAGACACTAATACACCTATTATAGTATTACTTTATATAAACATTATAACATATTGATACATAATGTTTATGGTCAAAAACATGTTATATAACATACTTTTACAACAGTGCTGACCTGTTATTTTTGTCATTTTTAAGAATACACATAGTAATACATCAATGTAATGTATTATATATGTTATAATCAATTACTTACATTTGCGTATTACTGCAAAAAATATGTGTGTATAGTCGATTCCTGAAACGTTATAATAAGGTTTAGATAACAGTTAATTAACATTGGACGTTATGTAATTGTGTCTTTTGTTAAGATTCTGGTTGCCGTTTATTAACTTAATGTTACCATTTAACATTTCACTTGTATATACAAGTTGGTATTAAATGTGCCATAGGATGGGCTGTAGTGCTTAGTTGTATATACAAGTTGACCGATTTTAATATAAATGTTTCCTAATAAGGAAACTTTTGACATTTTTTGCCCCTGTCCTGAATGACTGTTTTAGACCTATTTTAGCCCATTCCGGACAATATGCCTGTTATCCATCAATGTATTGACCGTACTATTAGTGTATAACATGCCACAGACATACACAGGGTATCATTAGGGGACACCCCTTTTTAAAAATTGATCCTTCTTTTTGCTGGGTCTAACCCTGAAATTTTTTTTATTTTTTTTCAGAAAAACCCATATCCTACAACCCCTGTAAAAAATACTATACCCCGCTACAGGTACTTATAGGTATCTAATTAACATATCAAACCCAATAGTGTGGTAAGTGTGGTAAATGTGTGGTAAATATATATACATATATACATATTATAATAGCATGATAATGAACGCATTATACACATTTGTGGTAGATGTGGTAGATGTGGTAGCATATATTTACGCATATGCACGCACACACACACATGGAAAGTTTTGCGAAAATTTCTACCACATCTACCACACTCTCAAAATTCCGCATCACAGCATACCTATTGGCACAATATTTAACAATTTATTAACAAATACAACTACCACACGCTACCACAGACTACCACACTTTTTTTTATCAAAAAGTATATTGTGCTGATTTATAACACATAACGGCAACACTGTGCTGAACTGTGCTGACCATAAATATAGTTTTCGCTGCGGCAAATTTATCAGAATTGAAAACTTCTTGATAAAACGTTTTTTTTTATGAAAAACAATCACTATCTTTGTAGTTCAAATTTACGCATAGTTTATTCACATTTAAAAATAATGGATGAAGAAGGAAATAAATGAGCCACCGAAGGGATTTGTCCTTTCCGACGGCAACACGTGGTATTCCATACAACAGATGGCTGAACTGACTGGGTTCACGGAGACAAACATACGCATCTGGAGGCGCAAAGGCAAGGTGGAGCGGATAAAAGAGGGTGGACAGAAGTGGTATCGTCTTGCAAAGGGCATAATAATCATACGGGATGATAGATGAAGAAGTTGTAGCCCTTGATTACGGGATTGAGCGCATTCTGCAAGATACGGAGAAGCATAACCTTAACAAGATAGGTGTTAGCGATAAGACCGTGGTGAAGGCTGTAGAGGCGTCACTGATATACGGTATTGTGGAGGCGTTTGCAGCAAGCACATTCCGCATGTACTATAATATAATGTATATGTATGACAAGATGTCTTATAAGCCGCTGGAAAAAGAGGACTTGAAACGCATAATATCCGAGGTGCTGTTAAGGATAGGTGCTGCACAGGTTTACTGGGTGGGTTCTACGCAAAAGACACTGGATGCGCTGAATGCGAGCTTCCGTATAAAGAAATTCACACCAAGCAAGGAGATACTCAACTTCCAAAACAGGGTGCTGACACTCCATGATATGAAGATGCACGACAAAGGTGAGGAATGGATGACTATGACAACGATACGCACAGAGTATGACCCCGCTGCGACCTGCCCAATGTGGAGGAAATTCCTGACCGAGGTGATAGATGACGGTGACAGCATACGTGTGCTACAGGAATTCATGGGATGTGTGTTCATAGACAGGGACAACATATCCATAGAGGCGTTCCTGATGCTGTATGGCAAGGGGGGTAACGGAAAGAGTGTGATAGAGAGGACACTAAAATATGTTCTCGGACAAAACAACTGTAGCTCAAGCGACCTATCCCTGATATGTACACACCCAAGGGCTGAATACTATGCCGCAGAAATAGACGGTAAGCTGCTGAACTTCGCCGAAGACATGGGCGATGCAGACTTGGCGGGGGATAAATTCAAGCCGATAGTATCACATCAACCAATAAAGGTGCGCCAAATATATGGCAAGCCATATGAGGCGAGGAATATGCCACTATTCGCAGCGTGCGTAAACAAGATACCTGTAACCACGGACTCATCGGATGGGTACTGGCGGCGGCTGCTGATAATATCCCTTGACCGACAATTCTCGGAAGCGGAGCAAGATCAGACACTTGGCATGAAACTGCGGGCGGAGGCTTCGGGCATACTAAACTGGATAATGGAGGGGCGTGAGAGGGTTCTTGCACGGGAAGGCAAATTCACCTATTCGGCGAAGATGGAGCAGGTGAAGTCTGAGGCTCGTGTCGGAGGAAGCAGTGTGCTCGGATTCATGGAGGATAGAAGATATTATGGGTATAAAAAACGTCCCGTGAATACACATTCCTATAGAAAGTTTGCAAAGGAAATAATAGCGGAATATCAGGCTTATTGTCTGGAAAATGGCATGAAGGCCAAAAATGCCCACAATCTCAAGGAAGACCTCTGTCAAGCAGGAATGGAATACCAGCGAGTGATGCGTATAGATAAGCTGACGAGCAGTGGGTATATGTACTATATAATGGATGATAAGGACAACCCCGCGGAAGAAGTGAAGATAGGGGTGGTGTCAGGAACTCTGCCGCTGCCGTTCTGATAATGAGATGATTAACCAATAAACCAAATAAACAATATAATTATGAAAAAGACAAAAGAAATGCTGGCCTACGAGAAATGTATAGGTCGGGAAATGATTGAAGGCGAACTGACGGATTGGGTGATAAGTGCAAGAATTCGGCGTTACGCGGAAAAGCTTATCGCAAAAGACAAGGCCTACGGATGGGTGTCTGATGTATCATACTTAATAATGGCTACGGAAGCGAAGTTTTGGAACTACAACAAATATCAGGTCAGGAGCGAGGTGCTGAATGCGATAATAAATATATGCCGCGACGAAAGATTGTATGACGTACATAACAAGATGAGCATAATGAATGGTGAGGACTGGAACGAATATACCGCAACGGCGGATGACAAACTGGACAGGCTGGTGGTGGACTATAATAAACTCACGGAAGATAATAACTAAATTAACAACCCCACCAAAAATGAAATATCTCGGCTCAAAGACCCGTATCGCAAAGTATATCCTGCCAATCATTCTAAAAGACCGCAAGGAAGGTCAGTGGTATGTAGAGCCTTTTTGTGGCGGGTGCAATTCGCTGGATAAGGTCACAGGAAATAGAATCGGGGCGGATAGTAATGAATACCTAATAGCCATGTTCGATAAATTAAGTAGGGGGTGGCTGCCCAAGGAAATGATAACAGAAGAGGATTATAACTATATAAAACTCAACAAGGACAGCGATAAGGCGTTATCTGGATACGTTGGATTTGCAATGAGTTTTGGTGGCAAATGGTTTGGTGGATATAGGCGGGATGTTGCGGGAACTTCCGACAATGAAGAATTGAAACTCCTAAATGAACAAACACAAAGCAGGCGCAGTTTTACCGATATTTCTAATCAGGCTAAAAAATTGCAGGGAGTTTATTTCTTCCATAAATCATACAACGAATTTCATTTTACCAAACCCTGCATTATTTATTGTGACCCGCCGTATTCTGGGACAACAGGCTACAAGGATAGGTTTGACCATGCCAAATTTTGGGAATGGTGCAGGGCTAAGGCCAAGGAGGGGCATACGGTATTTATAAGCGAGTATTCTGCGCCAGCCGACTTTACTTGTGTATGGGAAGGAAAACAGACAACAACTGTTTCAAGAGGTGATAGCAAAAAGGCAACTGAAAAACTCTTTATGTTATAAAACATACAAAAATATTTGTCAATTAAGTAAATAGCATCTAACTTTACAAAACAATTAACTAAACAACAAAATGAAACCACTCACCGAATTCAAGTCCGAGTACACCCGACTGCTAACCTCCCACATGGACAAAGAGCAGAAGCACACCGCAAAAGAAATCCGCACCGCCCGTAAGCAGGCCAAACAACTATCCCTCGCAATCCGCCTAATGGAGCAAGGCATCACGGAAGACACGCTGAAAAACGAGCGCACTGGAATAAAGAAGAAGATACAAATTCTCGACAACAGATTTTCCCCGCCACGGGATACGGCAGAAGGTGCTGTGATACTGCTGCGAAAGTCATACGAGAAGGAAAACGGATATGCCGACATGAAACGGCAACTGACACTGATAAGATTTATGATTAACTACTAAAAACTAAACGAAATGAAAAAACTAACTGAATGTGACGGAATGAAGTACACCGCAAAAATTATGAGCAAATACTGCGAGGGGAAAATAACCGTGGAGAAAGAACGGGTCTATCTGTGCCAAAACGGGAAAGAGGGGAATGGATGTGCGGACAGAAGGGGGTATAAATACTCATGGCTGGTGGACGACGGAAGCGAGGTGCAGATGAATGCAAACGATGTCACCGACTTCATCCTGCTGTCAGCCAATCCCGAAACCTACAAGGACTGGCAGGTGGGGGATAAGATAAGGGAACGTGGGCTGGAAAGGGAGGTAATCTTTCGCTCTGGGGAACTCGTGGTGTGCAGGGAGCGTGACGGCGTAGCAACAAATAACTATACCTGCGATGAAATGTTCAGTAAAGGCTGGCGACTAATTGCCGACCCCGCCGAACCCGAAATGGTAGAAGTAACACTGGAGGAGGTTGCCAGAGGACTGGGCATAGATGTGAAAACGCTAAGAATAAAGGACAAATGAAAGAACTGCTGCTAAGAAAAAACACCCCTGAGGTAAGGGAGAGGCTGCGGGCGACGGGTGTACATGTCTGCTGCTGCACGGAATTCACGGGTTGGGACTGGCTGACATACGGCGACTACGGCGTACATGGCGTGGGCGACGACGATGAAATACCCCGTGAACTGTTCCTCGCCGAATTCACTGCGGACTGCGGCGTGGACTGCGGGGTGGATGTGGAAAGATTTATTAACGAAATAAAAAAACAACAACAAGAATGGAAAAACAAATGACAATAACCCCCGACAAGGGGTGGGCGGTGACAAAAACCACCATAGAGAATGGGAACGTGGTGATAAGCTATAGGGAGCCAAAGGCGGGAGATGTAATGTATAGTGAATGGAAAGTACCATTTAGGGATAAGCCTGACTGGGCTATATCTATTCTGGAAGGTGAATATATGGGCGAGAAAGAGAGCCTATGCTACCACGTGTCCTTGGGTAATGAAGTAGGAATTAAGGAAAGTAACAATATAGGGACATCCTTCCCGCGCACAGACCAACCTGCTACTGATACCCAACGACTGCAACTATCAGACGCCATGTACAAGGCGGGTCTGCAATGGAGTGAAAATAATGGGCGTATGGAAAAGATACCCTATATACCAAAAATCGGCGAAGTGGTGAAAAGCAAGCCTGATGGAAGAGTTACGTTCCTTTATTCTGGCATTGACGGCGCATTCAAAACAGGGTTTGGAAACCTGTATATGGATGGGAAAGATAGCATAGTAATTGGGGGCAAACGTATGTGTTCGGATATTGACCCCACCACCCACGCTGACCGCTGCGAATTCTTTGAATCACTTAACGCGGCTGGCTACAAATGGAATGCAAAAAAGCTGCTGCTGACAAAGAAAGAGGAAAAGAAATGGGAACCGAAAGAGGGAGATTTCGTCACATGTGAAAAAAATACGCAAGGGAATATGTGGTTTATAATTTGGGGAGGAAAGACTGATACAGATTATATTCACGAAAAATTTGGTTATTCCCCATCTGGTAAAAACATTTCTGTCGGCTGTTGCTGTGGTGTTGTGGATACCTTTAGACCCATGCATGATTCCGAAAAACAGGTTCTTCTCACCGTACTAAAGAAAGAAGGCAAACGATGGAACGCCGAAAAGAAGTGTGTGGAGAATATAGGGCTGAACAGGGTGGACAGAAACGAACACTATTATGTATTGGATGCACAAGGAATTCCAATTCGTATTTGTGAGTGTTTAGACGAATATGATAACCGTAGGTTTGAATTTGGTAATTATTTCCATACCCGCACCGAAGCCGAAGAGTTCTTCGAGAAGGAGATTAAACCTGTTTATAAAAAACGCAAATGAAAACAATCCTAAGCTGGCAGAATGATGACATGGTTCTCGACTCCTTCGATGATGAGAATGAGCATGTAGCTACCCTTATTGTAATCAACCCTATTGTGAATGTTGATACAACGCAATTTCCAGAAAGAATCCATTTAACTGTTATCGCTAAAAAACCAAAGAAGTGACTAAACTAAAAATAACTGCATCAACCGCAATTAGCCCAGCAGTGGAACTGTTTGCGGCAGAGCGTAAAAGGCAGGTGGTCGAGGAAGGATTCTCAACAGCAAGTGACCTAACCGTGAATGCAAATGGGGAACTGGCACTTGCAGCGGCATGTTATGCGTTACCAAAAGATATGTTCTCGCATAACGAAGATGTATTCGCAAAACTTTGGCCTTGGAAAATGAAGTGGTGGAAACCTCGCATGGATGACAGAAAACGGGAAATAGTGATCGCAGGGGCATTGTTAATCGCTGAATATGACCGACTTGCGGAAACAGAAAAGAAATGACAACACCTATTGCGTATGTCAAAATGATTTTGTACCTTTATCAAATAATTGCGGGTCGAAATAATGCGATTAACTTCTTAAAGCCCTTTTCGGATGACATAGACTTCGACCCCTATTGATTCTGATTTGGGCTATTTTTATTGATATGGAAAAAATAAATTTAACAGGTGTAACTATTGGTGGAATTTATGTTTCATCAAAAGCGATAATCACACCAAGACGCATCTCTTATAACTGTATCTGCACTTGTGGATTAGGGGTAATATTAAGCGAATTTATTCTAAACAAGATACAAATTGAGCCAAGAGGGTGCATTCATACCTATAAGCAAAAGCGAGGAGCCGCATGGAATAGGACTCATAATATGAAGGATTCATTGGAATACAAAACATGGTCAATGATGAAAAATAGATGCTCCAACCCAAATAGTAATCGGGTTAACTCTTATCTCAATAAAGGCATAACGGTTTGTGATAGATGGCTTCATTCTTTTGAAAATTTTTATGAAGATATGGGCAAAAGACCATCCAAGGAATATTCTATTGATAGGATAGACAACTCAAATGGTTATTTTAAAGAAAATTGTAAATGGTCTACACAAAAAGAGCAGAGTAATAATCAAGACTCTAATGTAATGATAACATTTAACGGAGAAACATTAACTATTGCCCAATGGTCTGAGAAATTAAATATACCATACAAAACCCTTCATATGCGAATTCAAGTGAGCGGGTGGCCTATAAATAGGGCACTTACAGAGCCTATTGGATATGGCAGAAATATATTATACGAACATAATGGGGAGTATAAGACAATTAAACAGTGGGCTATCATTACTGGAAATTCCTATGGATTGGTAATGTCGAGAGTTAATCAGCGTAAATGGGATTACAATAAAGCGTTATTCACGCCGCTTAAAAAGGCTCAATAAAATGAAACAACCATATCCAGAAATTTCTTATCGCCGGGTTTTCGAGTCCCTTGAAACAATCATGGGCTTCCCTTTAACACGTAAAGGTTCACGCTATTTTGCACCACGGTATCTCTCTGGTGAGATTAGTCCCAGACGCGATAAAATGGCAGCATTTCTAACCCGTGATATCCAACCGGTTATAATGATTGTTGAATGCGGAGGAGATTGCATCCCACTATACCAGTGGATGATAAAATATGGCGGCTGCGCAGATTACGCCGAAGCTCACCGAAAACTATTGAATCTCGATAGATCAAATATTATTATTCCCGAAGAGCGCTTTCGCCCCGAAATACCGACAAAATACGTTTACCAAAGCGTAGTTAGAGATACTGAAATGTATAGAAAACAACATGGCGATAATTTTTCTCGCTGGCTTTCGGGGTTGGTAGGTACTGAGCGTGCTGCGGCAACATTGGATATGTATAGGGTCGGCAGCGTAAAAACAAGAGTCCCCAAAATGACGGATGGAGTTGTAGGATTTTTGGATACTGAAGTTACGATTTTTTGGTATATAAATGCCGAGGGATTGGTGGCGTATGACAAAAGGGTTTTATATAATCCTGACGGACATCGAAACCATGACTACACGGGGCGCAGACATTATAAAATAGACGATGGTTTTAACTCCCGGACATTGTACGGCTGCAATACATTAGAGCATAGGGAATACGAGGAGCGGATTTTTATCGTCGAGGCAGAAAAAAGTGCTGTTTTAGCAAGAGCATACTACGGTGCAGGTCGGGGTATATGGCTGGCGTGCGGCGGTATGACAAATTTGCGGCATGAAGATTTAAGAGGTGGCGAAGTCCTGATCGCCGATTTCGACGCATGGCCGCTATGGTCGAAAAAATTTACCGAATGCTCCGTGCCTCGCTGGTGGGAGACTACTGAAGGCTACATCCCGGGAGCCAAGCACGACATAGCTGACATGATAGAATATATTATCCAAAAAAGGGCTGATGGTGGAAAAAATTTGACAAATGAAGAAAAATAATAACCTGTAATAGAAAAAATTATGAAAAAAGAAAAAATTAAATATCCGATACAAATGGAGAGCAAACAAAATGGGCTGGTTGTGGAATTTACAGATGAGAATACTGGCACTATAATAAAAAATCCTAATAAGTGCGAATATAATGAAATAGGCGACATCCACGGGTGCTGGATTTCCGCAACGAACAGTAATACTTGGCGGGTGTATAATCCGCCGAAAGAAAAAGATGCGAACCCAGAAATGGAATATCCTGTGCTGATGGAGCAAATAATCGAGAGCGTTTTGGAAACCTGTTTTACAAGCAAGGCTAATGAAATACTTGAAGATTTATCTAAAAAGGTTAATACCCTGTGCGAAGCAAAAATCGAGATTGGCAAACATTTCACATCTAAGGAATCCGACCTCCTGCAATACGCCATCGACCAAAGCAATATGAACGTGACGGGAACAAACGGTAGCGACAAGAAAGAGGCGGATAGAATCTTCGCACAGGCAGGTGGTGTTTTATCCCCGCTCCACTCCCAAATCGCAGGCACTCACTACAAAGATATGCCGATACAGCCGATAGAGTTTATACAGAAAAACGGCTTGTCGTATGCGCAGGGGTCTATAATAAAATATATCTGCCGCTATAAGAGCAAGAATGGTGCGGAAGATTTAAAAAAGGCGATACATTTTATTGAGTTGCTGATGGAAATAGAATATGGGGACACAGCCAGAACCTGATAAATGGGGCAAAAGACCGAGACCGCCATCACATAGATATGAGGCTAAGTTGCAAGTAGAGTGCGTTCTATGGTATCGCAATATTTGGTATAAAGACTTCCGCAGGCTTTGGGCTACTTTTAATGAGGGTCAGGATGTTAATACGAAGGATTCTATGGGGTTGATGCCCGGTGCTTCGGATTTAATATATAAAGAAAAACCCGGACGAGGACTTATACCTTTGGAATTAAAGTTCCCGGGCGAAACACATGAGGTTGCGAGAATAAAAAAGCAGGCGGAATTTATAATTGACGTCGGTGATTGCGGTGGATTTGTGGACAATCTTGAGCAATTCCAGCGAATCATACAGGGTGAAGATTGCTGGATAGACCCCGTGCGGGTGCTGGAGTACTGTAAGAAAACAAAATTTAAAACATTGATTTGGAATAAAGATTTATTTATTTAATAACTAAAAACTATGAAAGACGAAGAATTAGAACCGTGTATGGGTTGCACCCCATCGGATTTACAGATTATTTTAGAACTACAAAGAGAAGTATGTGATTACGAAAGGTTCTGCGCAGACTTGCTATTTGATTTGCGGGGTGGTCATTTACACGATCATTTGCGGTATAATGCGCCATTAGCGGGAAACATCCTTGATAGGGTTGAAAAACTATTATCCAAATGCGACAATAAGACAACAAATTGAAACCGACCATCTTATCCCCTATCCGCTGCCCCGACAATCTCTACCGCCTGTGCCGTGAAACGCCGATAGGTCACGGACAGCCATACGCCCAACCTGTATTCGCAAGTGTTGGTTATGCGGCGGAATACTGTAGGCAGGTAAACGAGCAGGTGGGGCGGACAAGGGATGAGGTAGTGATGGCAAGACTGAAAGGGTATGAAATAACAGACGCGGAAGAATTAACAATAATTAACATAGAAAGTCAAAAATAATTATTATCTTTGCATATATGAATAACCGAGTCTACGTATCCCTACCGATTTCAGGTACTACCGACTATAAAAATCGTGGCAAAGTCTTGGCTTTTGAATTATATGGTGCTGGATATAAACCCATTCTGCCCTACGAATCCGGACTGCCAACACGTGCGCCGTACCTGTGCCATATTGTCTTGGATACAATATTGCTGCTGACATGCGGCACGGTATATTTCGGTGCAGGCTGGTGGGGTAGTAAAGGGTGCAGATGGGAACATAAGGTTGCGGTATGGTTTAATAAAGAAATAATAACAGAATGATGAAATCACTAAAACTACCACCTGAAAAAAGGGATGATATTTGGAGCCTAACCTCGAAGGAATATTTTTTTCTTGACCTCACCCTTCTGTTGAATATGAAAAATTCCGAGATATATAGGCTCGTATACGGTGGGAATTTAACGGACGCACAATATGCCACACGGTCAAGCGCAGTGGCGACCAGTGCCGATGCAAAGGAGTATCTTCTCGCCAGAAGAAAGCAACTGGAAGATTACTATTTCCCAAATGACGGAGTAGAAGGCGACCAAAGTCCGGAAAAGCATAAATCAAACGAAGAGATGCTGGCCGAACTAATTCCCGAAGTGGTAAAAGACTTGAGGGGTATAGCGCGCGATAAGAATGATGAAAATTATGCAGATTTGGTCAAAGTAGTGCTTGCTAAATTGTTGCGGGATATGGATGTTAAGAATGCAGCAAGTCCACCGCTTAGGTTCTTGCCTGAATTATGCTCGAATTGTCGATACAAATTATTTTGTGAAAAAGAGTGCGAAGATGAATGCCTTATTTGTCGCTACCGTGATTTTGCAAATAAGCAAGGAGTATTTTACGATTATAAAAATCAATTAGATAAAAGTTTGGTAGAGTCAAAATAATTGTGTATCTTTATGCCATTAATAGCCAACTCATACTTGGTGGAGAAAATTATAAAGGGACTTGATTATTAGATTCGGAGTATGAGGCCGAGTTGAACGTTAAGCCCCTATTTTTATTCAAGAATTATGCCTAAATTTAAAGATTTATCTGGACAGACTTTCCAGAATTTATTAGTTATCAAATATCTTGGTAGAGAAAATGGTTGCGGGCATTACCTGTGTAGATGTCTATTGTGCGGGAAGGAATTCGCTATTATACGTGGGAGTCTAAAAAAACAAATATCTTGTAGTGGTTGTGCCTATAAGAAGAAAACTATTGATATAACAGGGTTAAAATATGGCAAGCTGACAGCTATATCGTTAGCGTATAAAAAAGGTGCTTTTTCTTTCTGGAAATGCCTCTGTGATTGCGGTAACGAGGTGGTGGTAATGAAAAGCTATCTTGTTGCAGGCCACACGAAGTCATGCGGTTGTATCCGGCGTGATTTGTGTTCTAAAAGACTTTTAAAGCACGGAGCGACAGGGACTACTGAATATAATATATGGAAAAACATAATAGCTCGCACGACGTCCACCAACCTACCTTGCTCTAATAGGTATATAGGAAGAGGCATTACCGTCTGTGACGAATGGAGACATTCTTTTGAACAATTTTATAAAGACATGGGTGCAAAACCAACACCAAAACATACTATTGATAGAATAAATAACGACGGAGGCTACTCGCCAGACAATTGCAGGTGGGCAACATATAAAGAACAGAATAGTAATAAATCAAACACTGTACACGTAACCATTAATGGTATAACCAAAACTACTAACCAATGGTCAGCCATAACGGGTGTTAGCAATAGCGTTATACATCGTAGGATTAAGAGGGGGTGGAACCCTGTCCGGGCTACAACCGAAAGTGCAAGAAAAATTACTACCTATAAACAAGTACGCAACAATCAATATACAAAACATCTTAATATTAATATTTTATGTACAAACACCCAGAAATAACTTGTTGTCTTACATCCGCCGGAAGATTTGACCTGCTTGAAAGAACGTTGGAGAGCTTCTTTAAATTTAACACATATTCCGCTATTTCGGAGTTCATAATCAGTGAGGATACCGATTTCGATGGCGAAATCATGAATAAAATCGTTAAAATATTTCGAAAGTATGCGCCAGAAGAGATGAATTTGCGGGTTATGTTTGGAAAAGTCGGACAGATGAAATCCATAGACCGAATGTATAAACAGGTTGCCACACCCTATATATTCCATATGGAGGATGATTTTGAACTATTCCGCCATTCCTTTATTGAAAAAAGCATAGAGATATTAGAATCCGACCCGAAGATTATGCAAGTGCATTTACGTGAGCAAAACGATTTGAATGGTCATAAAGTCGTTGCTTTTTCCGATAAATACGACCTCCTTGAATACGGCTGCGCGAACGGCTGGAGTGGCTTTTCTCTAAACAGCGGCCTACGCAAAACCGCAGATTATAAATTGGTAGGCGATGGTGGCTATTCCGCTGTGGGTCATGAAATTGACCTCGCCAGACTTTATTATGATAAATATGGTTTCATCGCCGCCATCACAAAAACCGGTTACATCAAACATATTGGTGGCGGAAGAACCGTAAAAGATACAACAAGATCATGACACGCCAGCCCGCTTTTCGTGGCGCAGGTTAAATTATCTCTCTAAAACCGATACCCAGTAAGTAAAATAAAAATAACGTCTTAAATCGCATTAAAATAAGCGGAAAGTCGAAGCCGAGCCCAAGTAGACAGTAAAATAACAATTAAACAAAATGGATTTAAAATTTACAGGCGAAGTCTTGGCAGTAATTGACAAGGCAGGAACAAAGAAAAGCGATGGCACTGCCTTCAAGGCGTGGGCGATTGCGGTAAAGGAAGTGATGGGGCAATATCCGCAAAGTTTGCTGGTGGATTATTTCGGCGAGCAGGTGACAGCCCCAACCATAGGTGACATTATAACCGTAAACTATAATACCCGTGCCAATGAGCACGATGGTAAATGGTACGGACAGAATAACCTATGGAAATGGAGTCTGGATGTAAGAGGTGATGGTAGTGGAGCAGCACCGCAGCAGGCAGTAGTAGACCCGCTCGCAGCAGCACCGATAACAGGAACAGAACTCGCCGAGGGGGGCTCGCCTTTGCCTTTTTGATATCCACTCTGATATACAATCATTTAAGCCTCTTCACGGAGGCTTTTTTGACTCCAATATTTGCTATACTTGCGACAGAGTTGGAGTAAAAGTAGTCGATATTCGTGAAAATTCTGCATATTATCATGGGTGGCGATAATGTGCAGAATTAAGGCGTTTGGCGCATTTTCACTAAGGCGATTGGCGCAGAATCGGATCAAATCAAATCAAATCAAATCAAATAGGATTATTTATCGCCGCCTTCTCTTTTGCTAATTGCTTTTGCGCCTTATCTTTCAATAAGTTACGGCTAAAAAAATGCCAGTATTGCGGCGAGATATATGTCCCATCTTTTTTCTGCATTAATTTTATCGCTTCCATAAATGCCTTTTTTGGGTTGGCAGCATTTTTAATACAGATATTTATAAGGATATAATTATTGTCTTTGTGTTCAAGTTTCATTCTCGCCACATATCCTTCCAATGATTCATAATCCCCCAATTCCGCCTCAACTACCTTTGTAAGAGTAACTTCGTAAACCTCACTATGGGTTTGGAAGTGAAATCCACATCCCTTAAATGGACAATCAATGGTTGATACAGGTACAAGTCTGTTACATCCCGTGCGCCCGTTGCAGTCAGTCTTATCTGGCGGACATAGTTTTGTCGGCATCACGCCGTTCCCTCCAATCTTATGCCATAATGCCATAGGCGCATCTCCTTCAATCGCCCCAAATTCCGTGTGATTCCCACCAAAGTCAAGAATCTTGTAGGACAGCTTACCCGGATATGGCCTGTCCCCTCTTGCCGCAGCCTGAAGATAGCGTGTATATGATTTTGTAGAGAAGTCAAGCAATATCGCCTGAAGGGATGGAATATCAGTTCCAACATCTAATGACGTGATAGACAGCAATATGTCTATATCTCCTTTTTCCAGTTGCTTCACCAGCGATTCCTGCGTTCCCGAATAATTAGCATATGTTTCCTTATCTCTGCTGGAAATATAATATTTCGCCCGAAATCCCGCAGCACAAAATTCTTTACATAAATCTATACAGTGCCTTGCGCCTGTCGTAAAGCATAGTGTCTTTTCGCCGCAACATATGCGTCGATAGTTGTCTATAATCCCCGCATACCTTTCTGGTTTGGCAAAAATACTGTGCAACTGTTTTTGATTATAGTCACCAGAATCACGGTCAATGGTGCAGGAAGTAAGTAACGGTGCTTGAAATTTGTAATATTCCGCCCGTACTATATGCCCTAACGTTATAAGCTCTTCAGTAGTTACGGCTGCTGAAATATCGGAATACTCATCGCCAAGTTGCCGCTGTGTGCCATGCCTGATAGGTGTAGCGGTAAGCCCAACGACCCAGCAATCTTCACGTAAGTACTTGAATATGTTTCCAATCTCAGCCCTCTGACACTCATCCGCAATTACGAAATCAATGGAGCGCATCCATTCAATCCACTCCTGTTTGCTTTTACAGCGTGAATCTATGGTTTGCGCCATCCCGATATAAATTTGCGAAGGATGGATGTATTTTGTTATGGCTGTTATCTGCTGGACTTGCAATCCCAGCATTTCCATTTTAGAGAAGTTCTGACGTAGGATTTTTGCACGATGCGAAAGTATAAGGGTCTTATAGCCACGTTCCGCAGCATTTTCTGCCATGAACGCACATTCCACCGATTTTCCTGACCCACAAGGCGAATACAGTATCGTATGTGGATTCTTAATCAGGCTCTCCCGTGCCGCTTGTATCGACCTCTGCTGATATGGTCGTAGCGTCAAGTTTTGTTTCATATTTTTTTAATCTTATATTCACAAAAAATAAATCAGTCATGCATGCATTTCTCTTGTACCATTCCAGCAACAACGCAATCGCCGATAACGAATATAGCCGCTGACTGATAGCTTGCGCCTCTTCTGACAGTATATGCACTTCCCGAACAGATACGACTTCAGCTTGCTTGCCGTCCGACATTGTTACTGGTTGACCGTCTTGCGAGCGAGTAAAATCTGGGGAACGGGCAACGCTGCACCACGGAACGAATATTTCGGGGGCGAAGGTGTGGGAGATTTTATAAATCATGGGAAAAGGGTTTGGGTTATGAATGTGTTGTTAATTCTTTTATTAGCCAAATCTATATATTCTTGGCTTATTTCGCTTCCGATAAAATTTCTTCTATTCAGTAATGCCATTTTTGCCGTAGTTCCTGAACCCATAAATGGGTCATAAATTAAATCACCTTCGTTGCTCCAACTTATAATATGATCGTTTGCCAATTTCTCTGGGAAAATTGCGGGATGTTTAAATGCAATATTGTCTTTTGTGCTTTGCCCTTTACCGATACCATATTCCCAAATGTTTGTTCGTCTTCCATATTCCGAATATCCACCACGTTTCGCTCTTAATAACTCACCATTTTTAAGTCTTTTCGTACCATAATCGCCTTCTCTACTTTCTTTATTTTTTCTATCGCAAATAAGGTTTATTGTTTTTGGCTTTCCCTTACATAAAATAAACATATACTCAAAATTTTGCCAATAAGTTTCCTTACTCCCAACGGCACCTCTTGGAGGCTTGGCGTATATCATCGTGTCAAATAAATTAAACCCGCACTCTTTAAAATATAACGCCTGCTTAAAGCTTGTGCTGCTTTCGTTGCCATTCTTAGTACTATCACCTACAACCCAAACGACAACTCCTCCTTGTTTTGTAACACGAAATAACTCTTTCGCTATCGGTTCAAAATCAAAAGAATATCCGTTATATTTTCTTAATCCATCATAAGGTGGTGAAGTTATAGTCAAAGGAATAAAGTTATCTGGCATCCTTGCCATAGTTTCCAAGCAGTTCTCGTAATATATCTTATTATTTTCCATCTTCTTCTATCTTTTTATAAACAATAAACAAAACTCTGTCTTTAAAAATATCTCTTTTCCAATTCCTCGACATAGCATCATATATCGTCACTATTGGTAATCCATATATCATTTGCGACAACGCTTCTGCAACTGACGAATTTGTCATCACCACGCATTTGTAGATAATCCGCACGACCGATGAATCCATAAGCCGTATCTCGCTCCCTATTCCCGCTTCCACAATCGCCGCATTTTTATAATCGCCATAAGGGATAAGCATGGCGGGAAGGATAGGAAGGGAGGGGAGGTGGTCAATTTGGAGCATCCTCTTTTTCTATCTTATATCTCAATAACGCCTGTGCAATAAACCTTCTAAGTTCCGGCATCGTAGACGCTTTCCCCGCTTCCTTTCGCAAATTATGTATTTGCCCCACTGAAGCCTTCACCTCATCCACGAATTGCGCCTGAGTGAGCCCCTTGGATGATAGCCGCTCATGCGTCTTTCCTTCGCCGATATTTTCCATAAAAGTCATGGCACGATTTTTGTCCACGCTGCACCCTTCACGCAATCCACGCCGATAAGCTGCATCAATTGTGGTGCATATATTTCGCTTCATGGATTTTTGTGAAGGTTCTCGTGCGATGAATGTCCGCAGTCGTGCCGCACCTATACGCCCACAGATAAGGCATATCCAGTCCTGATAGTATTCCCACGACAGGACACGCCCGCCCTCGTCTCGCAAAAAGCGCAACGCAGTATGCGAATCCTCCCTATCAGCGACCGCCAGCACCTCTTCCGTATCCCCGCAGGACGCAGCATCAGCCACGCCCTTGCGGTATGCGTATTCGCAGATACGGAGAAGGGAGGAGAGGAGGGGGTAGTCAGGAGGGGTCATAGGATTGTCGCATAATCGTTTAACATTAAGTCATAATCTTTTGGTTCACCATAGCTTGCATTCGGAAACCAGCAGTCAGTTTTTTGATAATATTCAAGATCATGGAATCTATCAGGTTTAAATGTTGCTAAGTTTTTAAACCCATCATGCCAACCAATTACGCCTTCACCAGTATGACATTTGATACCAAATTCTTGCATTATGGTTTGCAATTTAATATAATTGTCTTTTGTAATCCAGTAAAACGCATTATCTAAATATTTTTCCTTAAATTCGTCTCGTGTCATAGTTTTATTTATTAGTTTTCATTTCTCATATCTCTTATATCATCCCAATCCGGTTCAGACGTATCAGGCTCGGTGCAGTATTCACCACACGCAGGACATTCGTAAAATTTGCTACTGTCTGCTGGTGGGAAAAAATCATCACCTATATACCCGCAGTTTGGGCATTCCATATCGTCATCTGTAGGGGGATAGTCACGGGCATCATTATGTATAATCATTTTTTCGTAGTTTTAGTGAGGGTTTTTAATGGTCTGTAAAAATCATTTACTTTATCGGGGTCTTTGCCAGTCTTGAGGTAATTATCCGCAAACATTACACGTCGCTTTATTTGATTGATGTATGACCCGAATGAGCTTCTTGCGAAGGAGAATAGCATTCCCCTTGTCGCATCGGTTACTGGCAGTACATCAAACTCATTATCATCTATCTGCGGACGGTATTTCAGCAGGTAAATTTTGCTTATATTTGGATACACGAGCAACTGTGCTGCCATTTGGTCTCGATGCTCTTCAAATACCACAGCACGTTTTTTGGCAAATGGTACGGTCGGTGAAAAATACCAGTTGCATTCCTTGCGCCCGACAACGCATTTCACCTCCAGTAGCGCCAAAATGTTGTCTATCACGTGACTGTCGTAGTACAACTGCCCATTCTCGTCCTTGTCAAATTCGCAGTCGGCAGGCATAATGAACGCATCAGGTGATGCTCCGAATCCATAGTCCGTTTTCTCGAATATCTTATCCGTGAAATCGCAATCGGCATGAAGCACACGAAATGGCGTGTTTTCCCGCACCCAAGCTACACCGTACGGTTCATTCTCTATGCCAATTTGCATGGGTCTGGCATAGATAGGCGGCTCAGGTTCACCTGATACACGCTGTTGCTGGATTTCATAGAGATAGTCAATGTTACCCATGGTGAACTTGCCTGACTTCGACATAAGGTTTGCCGCCTTGCTTGCCGAGAAGTGACCTGATTTCGCAAGATGCCAGTTGTATTCTTTTTGTTCCATACGGTCAGAGGGTTACGAAAATTTTAACGTCAAAACGAGAGGATAAAACTCTCCCGTCTTCAAAAAGCAACACGTGCCGCTCTGCTGTTATATCTATATCATCAAGACTATATTTGACACAAAAAGATTCCAGAACGCTTGCTATCACCTGCTCCATTGCCAGTTTATCTGCGTGCATTTCTTTTATTGTCTTATCCATTTGTTTTAGTATTATCTACAGTTAGCAACTTTTTTTCCATTTCTTCCGAAACATCCGCAACCTCTTTCAATTCAGCCATAGTGTGGGTTTGCAAATATGTTTTTGTTTTTTCTATATCAGCATCAAGAACCTTTGGCTTTGTTTTCGCAACGGGGGTTACAGTAACCGTGGTTGCGGTAATTGGCGGCATTTTGGGAGGGAGTTTGGAGATACGGAGACCCCATGTCGTGCCACCATCCTGCATATCTTTCGCATCTTCATGTGTCAGGCGCACAGGGAAATTTTTAAGAAGGTTTATTTGCCTTGTCCC